GCACGGTCACTACCCCGATGTTTGCGCACAATAGTAACAGGCTGGTATTGAGCATTGCATTTTTGCGTCCTGTTAAGTAAAACCCGCCACCGAGAAAGGGAAGTCGTAGAGAGGCAAGCATTACGGCTTAAAGAACAAGGGGCCAATAGCACATGAAAGCTCCACACTGGTCAGCCCGAGTGCGCCACCAAGCAACCATCGGTGCTTGCCGTACCAATAGCCGCCCAGCATGATACCAACTACGATGTGCGCCATTGCTTCATAACTTCCGGTCAAGCTGACGCCATGAGTCGTTACGAATGGGCGTACAATAGCGATGGCAGTCGCTGAGACTATCACTAAGACATCAACTAGTAGTGCACCATTTATCTTCATATCATTTCTCTCCAATCAGTCCCGCTAAGTAAAACCCGCCGTGTCGCTAAGGAGGCCGGAACGCGACACGACGGGAACACCCCGACAAGGGTATTGGAGAGCCCTCCCGTGTGGCCCTCATACGGCTGCAACTACTCCTGATGCGCACCAAGACTTGCCGAACCGTGACTCTCGACCAGATAGCGACCTTGCGCGCCACGGTGAGTAACAAGCTCGCCTTGCACGCTGCGGTTGAATTTCCGCTGTTCTCGGTTCGCCTTCATCCGAGAGCCGATCGTCGGTCGCAGCTTGAGCACCGACTGCTCTCGCTCGGCATAGAGCACATTCGTTTCGGCGTAATGCACGACCAAGGGTTCGATTGGGACGTATTCACGCTCGACAATCGCATAAGATTGCGGCGCGACAGCATACTCACGAACTCGCGTCTTTTCCTTGCTCTTTGTAGTCGTCGAATAGCCGGCCTCGACTATGGTGGCGAACAGCATCGCACCCACGAGGGCGCAAGCGGTGATGAAACTTTTCATGGTGGTTTCCTTTCAGAAAACATCGGGGGAGAAAAAAGACAGCGCGCTCAACGCCACTAGGGCCAGAGCCGCCAAAATCGCTAACACGTTTTCCTTTCGTTCAATGGTCATGTGTCAATAGGACCGGATTTTACTCGCCGAGTTCGCAGTCCTCGCACTGGCTCGCCTCTTCGGTGGTTTCCGCGACGGTAGGCGACAACGATGCAGCATGCGCCTTGTCGTCTATTAACGCTTTACGCGAGGTATTACGTTTAATGGCCGCCGCCTTTCGCTGAGCTTCTAGCAATAGATCGCGAGCGTCGAGTGCTGCTTTACGATTGATCGCTTCGATCTTGCGAGCGATAATCGCGTCCTCGTAAGCTGATTTTTTAGCTAACTCGTCAGACTGGGCAGCCGATAAAGCTGCACCGTCATCGTCGTCAATGGACTCTGCGCCTACCGGCACGTCGGAGGTCTCGGCGGACAACGAGGCTCCGCACCCGTCGCAGATTCCGTCTCCGTTGGCGTCGACGTGTTGCGCTCTGACGGTCGTGGGCGGGGCTGCGACGATGGCTCCGGTACCGGGGTCGATGTAACCGGGTCGACCTCCAAACTCTTCTCGGGTGACAGGACCGGCTCCGGGACCGGGAACGCAGGGCTGGCCGGTGCGGTCGTCGAGTCCGTCTCCGTCGGCGTCGACGCATTGGGTGCGTGGCACGCTGGTGGGGATTTGGACTCGGGCGGCTTTGCGAGCGGCGCGTCGCTTGAACAACTGCGCGTCAGCATCGCCAGGAAAGATCAGCACCGCACCAAGGGCGGCGGCAAACAGCAGGTAGGCTTTTCTGTTAGTGAGCATGACTTCTCCTTGTGGTTAGCGGCGACGAAACACTCGACGCAGTAGGCCAACTCGTTTTGTGATCTGTGATCGTGAACCTGTTTTCATTGCACTTAGACTTGTACCTTTCGATATTTCAATGACGTAGTAGGTGCTTTGGCCGTTAGAGGCAGCGGCTGCGCCTGCCATACCACCAGCGGTCCATGTCGGCGCAATTCCAGGACCCCGAGATTTCGGAAAGTGGTAACAAGAATGAAAGTCTCTGCCATAGGGGTCTGAACCGCTCTGATAGCCAATCCCCTCCCACGTGCCGCCATACATCTGTCCGAAGTGGCATTGATTCTTTCTGGGATCGGTCCGCGCCATTTCCTGCGCCTTAGACTCAGCCAAGGCCGTTAGTTCAGAGCTATATGTGAACGGCGGGAGCCCATTATTAACACGTCTCAGATTAACAGCATTAAAATCGTGGATGTCCGCCCAGCACGGAGCGGCCAGCAGCACGAGAGCCAGCGATAGGATCGGGCGGGTCATGGCGTTCCCTTCGACGTTCTGCCGGTCACGAGGTCCAGAGCCGAGTCCGCGTGAGCTTGAATCGCTTGAGCGTACTCGGAAATCTCGGACACTTCTTTCTCAGTCATCGTGTCGCCACGGTTTATCACGGCGGCGAACACGGCCTTGCAGCGGTGGCAGTAGGTCTCGATATCGAGCACGTTTTCATTCGCGGCGGTGACTTGGCTTGGGTTCATGGCGACAGTTGATACTCCGCTTGCTTGCCTCCAATCAGCACTGTAATCGTCGGCGGTAGTTCGCAGTTGGGATCGGTCGGTGGCGTTACGGTCGTCAACCCTTCGTAGAACAGCCGATCGCAGTCGGGGAAGCCACGACCATAAGAGGGATCGCGGCCAGGCTCACCTAAATCGTTGGTGAAATTTTCGAGCTTGAGAAGTTCCTCATCGGTGTTAGTCGTAATCCGGCCAGTGTGCTTCAGCTCAGCAGACAAGCGGTTCAAGGCAATGCCGCAGATAAACGGGGTCGCCATGCTAGTGCCGCTAAATTCGGCATACCTTCCACCAGGGATTGATGAATAAACATTCACTCCCGATCCGACCGCATCGCAGAACTTTCCCTTGTTTGAGAAGTAGGCGAGCACCCGCGCGCGGTCGACAGCTCCAATTCCTACGCCGTGCTGCGCTGGGTATCCCACCTCGCTGGCTCCCTCGTTGCCAGTGGCGATAAATACCAGACAACCGCGCTGTTTGGCGAAGTACACCGCGTCGCGCGTCTCGGGATCGTCTATCGCGCCGCCCAGCGAAATGTTCATCACGTTTGGCGGCGGTTCTTGGCGAGCAGCCCATTTGATGCCCGCGGAGACTGCGCTGTTGGGTCCGCTGCCATTAGCCCTGAGCACCTTGGCGATAATCAAGTCGTCGCAGGCTGGCGCCATGCCGACGTTTAGTCCCGCGCCGATGCCAACTACATGGGAGCCGTGATCGTTGTCGTCGGACCAGTTTTCTGTACGGCGGCCGACAAAATTCTTTCCGACGATTTTCTTTCCCTTAAACTCAGGGTGATCGGCGTCAAGACCCGTATCGACAATCGCCCAGCGCGTTCCCTTCCCCGCACCGGTATGTTTCCAATGTCGGGGCATATCGAGATCGGCGACGTGCCACGGGAGCGCCTTGATCCGAACATCGCTGGGCGCTTCGCGGTAGACATAGGGCAACTGAACTATGCCATCCGGGTCGGCCATCGCGGTGAGCGGGGCGAGTGCGAGCAGTAGGCAAGCGAAGAATCTCATCATGCCACCTTTTTCTCAGGGCAAGCAACCGCCAGGGCCTTCGCCCAGACTTCCGGGTGCTCGTCGATCTCGTCGTGAGGTACGTTGAGCGTATGTTCGGTGAACTGCCGAACTCTCCCGGGATCGATGTCGTGACCGCAAGGCGTCGATCGCTTCTGACGCCAGGCGTAACACGCGCCGACGTTCGCTGGCAAGTCAATCTTCCAACGGCGCATCAGCGACGTGAGCGACGGCAGCCAAGCCAGCGGACGCCATACGGCGTCGATCAAAAGCAGCGTCTCTACCGGCACGTTCAGACCTTCCAGTTCGCGGGCGATCAACACAGCGGTCCAGCCGCCGTAACTAAATCCAATCAGCACTACTCTCGGCTGGTGACCGACTGGGCGACGATTGAAAATTCGTCTCGCAATGGCCTTCGGCGAATCCCTCCAACTCATTCTCGGCACGCGGGTAAACTCACAAGTGCATTGCCGAAACACTGCATCCTGAATCTCGTCGATACCGTGACGGCCCGGCTCGTCTTGACCAAGCCCGCCAACGCACACAATCCATCGCTCTACGGGAAGCATCGGTTCTCCTACGCGGCGCGGTTCATTTTCACCAATGCAAAGTGATTTCCGTCGGCGGCCTTGACCCCCACGACCGCGTAGCCGTCGTGCAACGGAACGACCTGCCACGACCCGACCGGCGGGTTCATCCCCTCGAATAATGCGAGAATTTTCTTGATAGCTTCAATGATCTCGTCGATATTCGTGATGAACCAAGTCATCCAGTCGTTGAACTTGTTGCCCGTGTCAGGCATCGGCTCAAGGGCCGTGCCCAACTCGTCGTCAATCTGCCACGATAGGATGTCGATGTTGTAGTCGCTGGCCAGGAATCGTCGCAGCAGCCCTCTCCGTTCCTTGATAACCGCTCTCTGCGCTTCTGCGCCGCGACGAGGCAGTTCCGCCTCGAACTGAGCAAGCTTCTGTTCGTACCTGCCGAGCGTGCCGCGCAGCAGTCTCAGGTCTGTCGGAACGCGATTGAGAAGAGCACCCCCGACGGCTGGCTCAGGCTCAGGCTCGGCTTGAGCTTGGGTCTCGCCATCAGGCCATCGATGTGACTGGTGGGCTAACTGCACTTCGGGAGCTGACGCCGGCGCGGTGTCCAGGAGCACGTAGCGTTTTACGACCGGGCGCGCTTCGACAGCGACAGCGCCTAACAATGCAACGGCGAGCAGGGCAAGCAAGATTTTCTTCATGGTATCTTTCCTTTCAGAACAAAATGTACGACCGCACCGCGTCGGCTAGTGCTGCTATCAGGTGTAAGGCGTTGATGGCTTTCATCGTGTTAAAACCCCGCCGCGCGTCTGGAGGCTGCCTCGTGGCTACGGTGCGAACCTATGGGCTGTGAGTAGCGACGCGCTGCGGGGGTGGCGGCAGGGGAAATCTGAATCACTTCTCCACTCGCGGTGTAGAGGCTCGTGGCGGACGGCGGCAACGCGCCGAAGTCGTGGCGATGACGGCAGCGGCGGTGCATCCCGCCTACTTTTTTCTGTCTGTTTTTCTGTCGGCGTTTTTTGTACATGGCGCAAAGCAAAGGCACGCAGCGCTCACCGCCGAAGCGGAAAGCAATGCGTGCCTTTGGGGCAGCCCTAGAGGGGACTCAAATTGTCAAAGTGCACTCAGATTACGCGCTGAGTGCGCCTCGTGACTTACCTCCGACGCCGTTAAGGAAACGCCTGTTGAGCGATAACGCTCCCGTTTCCGAGGGGCCGGTCAACCACATCTGAAGATGCTGTCCACTACGTAAGTCGGCAGTCTGTGTCACACCCGCCATTATTATCAAGTTCGGCCGGGAAAGTCAACCTCGATGTCGGCCCGCCAATCCCCCCTATTTTCAGCGTTACACTGTCACGGTCGTGGCACAGCACCTCCAGCCAGATATGGAAGCGCGGCACAGGGACTCGAGGGGCCACGCCCTTGCGATCGAAGCTCAATCGCACGCAGTCCGGCTGTGGCTGCTCTGTCGCTTCCATGCTGTCTGACTCCTATACCGAGCGGACTGGGCTACTCGTCAGGATGCACTTCGCACATTGCGGCAAAGCGAAAACCGGCTTCACGCAGTTCAGACTTGGCGCGCTCCAAATCTACTTCGTTGGCAAACCTCAACTGAACATCGCGGACATAACAAGCCATTCCGCAGCCAGCGCTAACTATCTTCGAGCCAGCCAATTCTTCAATCTCGTCGTCACGAAAGACAAATGAGTTTTCATCTTTCTGTAGGTCATAATAAACTGATAATTCGTATGTCATCACTTTCTCCATGTCTGTCGGTGTTTTGATGCTTCCATGCTGTCGGCTCTCCTAGTGCCGAGGGGCGGGGTTACTCGGCGTCTTCTTCCCAATCGTCATCCCAGTCGTCCTCGTAATCGCAGTCGTCGTAGTCGTTGTCGTAGTCGCTTTCATCGAAATCGTCGTCGTCATCTATCCAGTTGTCTTCCATCGTCTCTCACTTTCTCCGCGCTGGGGCGGGCATTATTCCGGTGGCTTACGGCGGGGCTCCTTGTCGCCCAATTCTTCCAGCGCCGCCGCGATCGCTTTTTTGAATGTGTCAGCCGTCTTGATGATTATGGGATAGCGATAGAGCCCATTGTGCGGGAAGATTCGGCACTCTCTGTCACCGATGCGAGAGCGACCGATCGACCAGCAATAACCACGTCGTTCGATTGCTACGAGTTCCGTCATGTCGATCATGGTGCTAACCGTCCCCCTCAGTGTGACGACCTAGGTTACTAATCAGGCTTGTGTTGATCGCGAGTAGTTTGGCGTTCAGGGCGGCCGTCTGTTCGCTCTCCAGCTTCGCCACTTGCTGCACCAGTACGGCGTTTTCTTCCATAAGGTCTTTCAGCACCCGGCGCAGGTCGGCGAACGTCACCGGGCGGTCCGGCCAGCCTGGCATCGGGAGGGAGTGATAGGTGCATGGGCGGGCTGGGTCCGCGCTATAGCAGCTACGACGATAAACATCAAATGGAGCGCCATCAATCGCGGCGAGAATTTCTTGGGCAGTTGGCTCAGTCATTGGTTTTCTTTCCGCAGACGATCTAATTCGTGGTCCATTATGACACCGTGCAAGTGTTCGTGTTCGGCTAGTAGTTCGGGCAGGTGAAGTTCCATCGCCGCGTCCCACCCAGCGAGAAAGTCATGGAACGGGCTGCCCTTGATGACGCGCCCAATAATACGTTCCACTACATGAATTGCCTCCACATGCTTATTGGCGGCGTCAGTACGACAGTCTGGTGGGAGCCGCTGGAGAAGCTTTTCGCGAAATCGTTTTTTCTGATCGTCGTTCATGGCAGTGGGCTCACGCATGGTCGGCCTCCTCTAACTCTCGCACGCGATTTGTGAGGTCAGCGATGACATCACAGCCTGGACCCTTGTAGGTCACTCCTTCAGGCGCGTAGTCAAACCAGATTTCTGTACCGCACGCAAAATAGACGCGGAGCCGGACGCCAGCACAGTAGAGAACGCCATATTCGTCAGCTCCGCAGCGCTGGCACTTTTCAAGGTTGATTGCGGTTTCTTCTGCCATGACTATTCACAACTCCTGCCGGTTCCCTGCGAACGTCTCCAGCAGCGCGGTCCGCTTTCGGCGAAGGGCAATCAACAGGCCCATCGCCCACGCCTTGCCTATGTAGTCATTTGCCAACTCAGCACAAAAAAACTCGTCCTCATATTGTGAAATCTCGATATCAAGTTCCGCCAGCCGCTGCATCGCCGCGGCTCGCTGCTCTGTGGTCATCTCACTCAACTCCCTTCGGAATCAAGACAGTAAACGTCCGGGCACAGGCCCAGCACTCGTCAACGTGCGTTCTCGACTTCACCGCCAGATTCACCTGCCCGCACTCGCAGCGCCAGTGCCACGACCGGTGGGCGCGCAAAGCTGGCGGCGGTTGTTTGCACTCTTCGGCATCTGGCTGTTTGGTTTTCATCGTGGCGGAAACTCCGGGGGCGACGTGCAGGGAATGAATCTGGCGACTTCCATGCAGCCGCGCGTGTAGCAATTCCGGCCGTCGCACTGCTGGACACATTCCTCGCCGTCGATTACTACAAGTGTCACCAAGGCAACGAAGGCTTTGCGCTTCGGCTTGTACTGCATCCACCAGTATTTGTGTTTTGCGGTGGGCCAGTCGTAAACTTTCATTTTGTGCCTCAAAACAGGTTGTCAGTTGCCCGCACGCCGCCGCCTTCCAAGACGACGAGTTGCTTGGCCTTGAGTCGCTGCAAGTACGCATCCCGCGTCGAGCGCTTGTAGCCTGTCTCTTCCGAGATCGATTCGCGATCCGCCACATCGGGATGCACGTCGATGAGAAAATCAAGGACAGCCCGCTCCCCCTCGGGAAGTTGCTGCCGCCAGTAATCTTGTAGCGCCTCGCCGGTCGGCAATGGTTCGTAGTCTGGGAGGGCGGCTACGCCCTCATCGGTGGCCACGCAAAGATTGCCGTCCGTGTTCACCAGCCCCTTTTCGCGGAGTCGTTGCAGGTAGGCGTCGCGAGTGGAGCGCTTGTAGCCGGCGAGCACGGTCAGTTGCTCGCGAGACAGCCCTTCGGGGAACTGAATTAGCGGGGCGAGCACCTTGCGTTCGCCGATTGGAAGATGTCCGCTGGCCGAATTTTCCACAGCGGCAGTTTTTCGTCCAAGACTCTCGACCTGTGTTTGTCGGGTTGAAACCGGGGCCTTGGACGAACTTCCAAGAGTTGCCGATTTTTGGGCCAACGCCGGCGGGGCGTTGACAGCCATCACCGCATCACTGTTGACGCTCGAAAGCTGGTTGATCTTTCGCAGCGCCGAGAGCCGCGCAATGAGACTAGCTTCCATTTTTTTTAGTTCACCTTGCCAGTGCTTGTCACGCGCGGATACCGCCTGGCTCACCGCCCGCTCAATCGCCTTGTCATCCGAGACTGCCGCCGGCTTGGCGTTCAACTGCCGCTTCAACTCGGCAATCTGCCGTTTGAGTTCCGCTGGGTCGTTCGCTTTCGCTTGCTCAACGACACTGGCCAATTTAGCGCTCACTTCCTTGAGGTCGACAGCCGCCCAGCCCTTGAGCTTGAGCGTCCCGCTGTTGGCTTGCGGTGCGAAAGAATCAAACGTGCGGAACATCGGGAACGTCAATCGCTTGGGCCCGAAGTGAATTTCCGGCGACCAGACCCACGCCTCGCCCCGCTTCATCCCGGCCAGCGTGTCGAGAACTTCCTTGCCCTTCCCGGGCTCGCCTGCGCCGTCGATCCAATCCTTGATGGCGTCTCGGTCCAGCTTGTGAATCACTCGCATGGCGACGAGAGTTTCAGCGCATGTGAGAAAATCCTTGTGCACCTTTTGCGGACGCTGCGAAGCCGACAGAAGTGTCAGCCCCTTGCCGCGGCCTTCGCTCGCCAGACGATTCGCCCAGTGGAGCATCTTGCCAGCGTCTGGGTCGAGAACCTTACCTTGCGGCGCGAAGTTGTGAACCTCGTCAATCACGATATAGCGATGGCCCCGCGTCGTGCGGAACAACGTCGACGCGAAGTCGATGAAGAATCTTGTCCGCTCGCCCACCATCCAGCCGCCCAGGTCAATGATCGCTGGGCGATTTCCGGTAGCGATGAGTTCCGCAACGGCCTTGCCGGAATGCGCATTGAGGGGAACATCGGCGCGCTCGCCGCCGAAGATCACGACCGGATAGCCGGCAGACTTCCCGGTGGCCGATGACTTGAGCCCAAACCAGTCGCCTTTTGGGTCGATGATGCAGACCGGCAACTTATCATCCAGAAGTCTCTCGACCATGAGGCGCAGCGCCGATGACTTACCCGAGCCGGTTTTACCGAGTACCGAGATATGCTGCTTGAAAATCGCTTGTGGTAGAAGTGGCTTCATGGTTCACCGATTAACCTGCGGTTGAAAGAACGGCACGCCCAGCGCGTCCTTCGGCGGATTGCCATTAGGCACCGGCGTGTCACCTTTGTCAGCCGACTTCAACTTCGCATCTTGCGCCGTGATTTTGTCGATGATGGCCTCGATGCAAAACAGGTTCATCGAAAGCCTGGCCCCCGGATCGCGGACACGCGAATTGAATTCGATCACCGCTGCCTTAGTGCGCTCATGCAGGCTCTTCGGCATCCGCACGGTTATGACTCGAATGACTTCTAGTTCGTTGCTGTTATTCGTTTCCATTCTGAGAATCTCCCTTGGGTTTGTCGCGGTCGATCAATTCGCTCCGCAAAATTTTCACATACGGCGGCGCATCAATGCCCAAACACACTGCGGGCGGATCGCAGCCTTTCAACCTCGTGACCATGATGCGAATGTCGTCGCCAATCAAAATCGACTCGTTCAACTTTCTGGAAATTATCAACACTGCGAATCCTTTCTTGAAAATCCATGACCAGCGACCCCGTCCGTGAGACCGCCGGTCGATTTTGCTTTACCTCGCGTGTAAACGATTCCTCAGAGGTCCGTCCCCGTTTCGTTTACCAGTTGGGTAAAGACTTTTAGCCGCCAACGTCCTGGTCAGCGGGTTTTCAGTTACCTAGCCGAACGCCTCCCAAGCCGGTCGCGCTTCTTGTCCCTGGCCCAGTCCTCACGTTCGAGGCGAGCCGCTGCGTTGAAATCGCTGTAGTCCGAACCCTCATCCGGATCATTATCAAAATACGCGCCGCACGCTTCGCATCGGTACTGGCCGCCGCCAATCGACTTCACCCGATTCACGCGACCGCATCCCGGACATTTTGGTTTCGTGGTTGAACTCATGTCTTTTCTCCTCAAGTCGTGTCGCGACTGGCGGTCAAACCGCAGCAATCAGCCCTTCTGATTGACCTTCACGACTTTGACGCTCTCGACGCCCGGCTCGATGTAGTATTTTTTGCCGGACACGATGTAGCAATCCAGTTCGTGCTCATGCAGCGCCGCGGCAATCTCTTGCAGCCGGGAATCCATCGCATCCTTGAGCGACTTTCGTTTCTCCCGGTCGGCTTGATCGGCATTGCACAATTGATCGAGCGCGGGGATCCGCTCGTCGACGTCCTCCATGCCTTCGAGCGCATTTTGTCTTGGATTCCAAACGTCGAGTCCGTTCGCCGCCGTGGCAGTCTTGGCCGCTCCCGCTCGTTTACGTGATCTAGTTTGGGTCGCCATCGGTAATCTCCTTGGTTGGGTTGAAAAGTTCAAAACATGCTTGGTTGTGGCGTAGGCGCCACCGTTGGCGCTGGCCTCTTTTTCTTGGGGCTCTTGATCCCCAGCACTGTGTCGGCCGCTTCGCGTTGCGCCGCGATCTCAGGCTCCGCCAATCCTTCGGCCACCAGGCCGAGACGGTACAGACCGTAGGCGTCGTACTCGTCGTTCGAGCTCAATAAGACGCCGTAGCGTTTCGTGAGATGCGCCGCGATCATGTCCTTCGTGCCTTTGCCAACGCCGGTGCAAAACTTTTTTAGCGTCGACGGCGCGACCTCGAAAATTCGCGGCGTGAGTTCGACGAGGTGCCAGCGAAGAATGCCGCCGTACTCTGCGATCCCGGAGACGGCGTTGCCCATGCTGGCGAAGCTATAGCCCTCGATGTAGACAGCGGCGATCGGACCGTCGCCAATCCAGTCCATGATCCGTGCCACCAAGTCGTCGTAGCGCGCGATGCGCCCGACCACGTTTTTGCCGCATGGCAGCGACGAGAAAACGGACAGGCTGTAACTGTCCGTGTCGGCGCCGCCCTGAATGACGGCCGTGCTGGTCAGCGACGCATCGATGGCCAGGATGTTTTTTGCGACGTCGGTCATTTCGTTTACTCCAGTACGTAGCGATGACACAGCAGCAGCTTGCCGCCCACGTCCTCGAATCGTTTTTTGCACTCCTCGTAATCTCGCCGGCTCCCCGCCAACTCGACGCATCGGATCATGCGCGACGTGCGCGGCACCGGCTGTTCGTACACGATGCGGATGATCTCCTTCGGGGCCCGCTCGCGACTCAGGCCAAACTCGAAGGCGATCTCGGATCGTGACGTGGTCTCGGTCATGCACCAGAACCTTCCAAGTAAATTGCGACTTTTGACTTCACTCGAGCCGTGCGTCGAAATGCGCCATCGCTTGGCTGCGCAATGAGCCAGTGCAAATAATCGCGCGGGACGTCGTCGAGCGGCTTCCCTCTGTGCTTGCCAAATGGCAGTGTGTACGTTCCGCTAACTCGGCCTTCCGAATTACGAGCCTCAGCCACAGCGTCGATCCCGCGGCGCTCCAGTGGGATGTCGCGAACATCAGCCGGCTTGCAATCCACCAACTCCAGAAATTCCAACGTGGCAGTGTCGAATCGTTCAGTCATCGTCGTCTCCCGGCGGTGCTGACGGACTATTTTTTTCGGCCTTGGCGGCGAGGTGAGTGATTAGAGGCAGGCGCACGAGTCGGCTCAGCCCTTGCCGGCGGTAGAGGCCGATTAGGAATTTCGGATTTGTCGGCGCCGCTTCGCGGATCATGGCGACCACGCCCGGCTCGTCCAGTACGTCGAGTTGGTCGCCAAATCGCGATTCGAGCTCGGCATAGCGACGGTCAGCGGTCTCGCGTTCCGCTTCGAGCTCTCGGAATTTCGCGGCCTTCTCCGCGGCTGCCTCAGCCTCGCGTTGTAACCGCTGGTCGTTGGCCGTCTGGTCCGCCTTCGCCGAGTGTGGCCACCCCTTGGTCGGATCGTGCCCCGGGCGGAACTGGACCAGGTGGTTGAACAGAACGCCCACGTCCCAGTCGGGCTTGTGGGCCTGCCAATAGGCGATCACCGCTTGGGCGTCCTCGATCGATACGCCGAATGTCTGGAGGCTGGTGATAGCATCTTTGACTCTTCCGACCCCCTCCCCTTCCAAAGAAACCACCACCACCTCCCATCCGGTGGAATCGGTTTGGTTCGGTTTAGGCTCGCAGTTTGAAGGAGGGGTAGGGGTGGTTGTTTCTTCTGTTCTCTTCTCTTCTGTAGGTAGGCGCGGCCGTAGTCGCTTTGTAGACGCCTCTATAGACGCCTCTGTAGACGCCGATGTAGACACTTGCGTTGACGATTGTCGCCACCGTCTTTGGCGTGAAGTCTTTTGTAGTCTTGACTTTGCGCCTCTTGTGATCCAGTGGTCCGCGCGTGGGAAGAAAAGAGTTCCATTCTCGACGACTAGCCATCCTGCCGTGACGACAGCATCCCAGAATTTTTGATCCTCTCCGAACAGTTCACTAAGTGTAGACACGTCACCGTCTACACGACCGTCTACGCTTTGCTCACCAGCCCATTGCCAGAACTCGACCAGTGCACCTAGCACATGTCGCCTAGATAACCCAGTTAAGTGTGCAATTTTTAGCACCTCCGGCTTGCGCGGTGTGGCCTGTTCGATGGGTGTCCAATCACCTGCCATTAGGGTTCCTCCCCCCGGTTCTCTTCCAGCATTGCCGACAATCGCTCGGCGAGCACTTTGTGCCGGTCTCGGATGACCTCCAGCTCGCGTGTAATGCACCTGGACTCCGGCAACTCAGTCAGCAGCTTCACAGCCTCCCCGACGTCGCCGAGGTTCCATTCGTCGGCAATCTGGATGCCAGACGCTTTCTCGAACGTGCTTACCGACTGTTTCAGTTCTTCAAACCTATGGTGGCGATCCGACCTGTGCCTCTCATTCAACTCGTCAATGGCCTTGGAAATCTGCGACGTGACTTGTCTACGAGGAACCGTGCTATCAGCGACATTTCGCATGATCGACGCCACCAGCGGCATGTCCGGGGCGACCGGCTGCAACTTAGGCGCAGCCTTGGTGGTCCGACAGGTCTTGCCGCACTCGATCAGCCCCCACGTCTCCGGAACCTCGCCCGGGAGCACCAAGCCAGTTGGCACGGCCAGATACCAATACTTACAATACTGCTGGATTTCCGCCGACTTGTCTGGCAGAGCCAACTCTTTCAACCAGTCGCCACGGGAGACTTTGATCTCGATACCGGCCAAGTACAGCCCTCGGGACGGCCAGCACGAAATGGCGAGAGCGTCTGCATAACGAGTCACTCGTCGATCGTACCCGGTCCCGTTGCGGACCTGATTCAACAGCGCATAGGCGGGTGCGGGAAACGCCCTTTCGAGCAGCGCATAGATGTCGCCTGCAGACCACTTTTTCAGCTTTTTCGATGCTGTCGCCACTATTGCCCGCTCCCTCTACTGCTGACCCCTGGTTTCGTCCTGAGCGAGGACCGACGCGGCGTAGGAATCCCACTCACCATAACACGCAACGCGATGTCGGTAGCCGAGGTAGTCAAGTCCGGCGCGGACGCCTTCATCGAGCCAGCCGACGCCTGAACAGAATGACGCTGTAGTGATAATGGGACTATCCACATCAATCGACCCTCCCGTACTCGGCCAGCGAGGCGCCGAAGCTGTCGTGAACGATGGGGACAGTCATCGGCTCCGTGTAACCTTCCGGCAGGTATTCGAGCCCAGCCCGCGAGCGTCGATCGCTGTACGACCAGCGGAGTTGAATGAGCCGACAGAGGTCCGCGATTTCCTCGGGCGACGGCGCGTAGCAGAAATCACGGTATTCGACGAGTCGTGTCTGCGTGGTGCCTTCGAGGCGGACCACGACCCGATAGGTCAACAGTCGGGTGATCCTGGCGAACTCTCCTGCCTCGACTGTCCGACAGCCGCGCACGAAGATTTGCACGCGGTCTCCGACGCGCAACTGGTGGTCCGTGAGGTCGATATCATCCGTGACTTGTCGGATCATCCTTAACTACTCCTGAGATCAATGATTCCAGTGCCATCCGGCCAGCGCGGCCTTGCGCCAGTACAATTTGGGGCCGCGCCGACCGGTGGATTTTGATTACAAGTTGCCATAAACCGCGTTGATCTCCCTTACTGGTATTTCGCAAAGTCTGCGGGCCGGAATTGCACCGGCTATCCCCAAGTTGCCTACGAGTCCAAATTCAGAGTGACGCCGGAATCAAACCGGCCCGCATTCGATATACGCTGTGCAAGCACTTTTTACGTTCTCTTGGCGCACGTCACCGTGCGCTGCGCTCCAACCTCTATCTGGGGTTAATAGGTATCAGTGTCATTGTTGTCCCGTGGTAAAACGAAAAAGTAGGACTGTGTCATCAGGTCATAAAATGCGGGCCCGGCTCATCACCGGGCTGCGCCCAAGCCCGATTTCCCTGGACGCGAGGCTTAACGGATTCGATTCGGGAGTCCTCCGTCAAAGTCTCGTCGGTTTTCCGACTACCGCAAAAACTCAGTAAACTTCCGCCCGCAGCGGACCGTCCGATGCCTCGGCAGAGAGGATCACTACTCCGGTTTCATGCGCGAACGCAACAATCTCCTGCGTGTTGGTGGGATCAAGCGATTCCCAATCCTCTTGATCGACCACGACCACGCCGCCAGCGCCGACGCGAGAAGCCACCAGCCTGACCCCCAGCTTTACACGCTCACCGTGCGACAACTCGCCGATCGGCTCGGCGCCGCGATCGGTTTTTACACGCAGCAGACCCTTTTCGACGAACAGGCCGATGTCCAAACCGCCCACGGCATCGGACAGCACGCTGTCGATGCCCAGCGCCGCGCTGCGGAAGAGGTCGGCGATCTCATCGGCCGCCTTGCCTTGCTGGCGTTCCGTGTCCGCGAGCGCCTTCGCCTTGTCGTATTCGCGGGCTTTCACGCCGAGTTCCAAGGCGGACCGGGCAGATTCCACAGTTGCATTGGCGGCGGCGATGGAAGCCTCGGAAACCGCCACAGGCGGATTAGCGGACAAAATCGCTTCAAACGAGTCGCGCATTGAGGCGTTTCTCTGCGCGGCCATGAGTGCCTGATCGGCCAATTGCTCTTGGTGCGTCGCCACGTTGTATCGCTCAGTGGCCGAGGCCACCTTGCGCTTGGCCTCTTCCAACTCGGCATTCGCCGCTTCGCGGACCCTCGTCGCCGCGACAAGATTGCCTTCGGCCGAAACGAGGTCAACCATTGGTTCTGGCAAATTATCCAGCTTGGCCTTGGCATCGGCTCGGATCCTCAGCGTGGCGGAGTAATCTTTCACCTGCTGATCGAGCCGAGACTTTTCCGAGATCGACGCCTCCAACTCCGATTGCAGCGTGGCCGAGTCCCGCTCTTGCTCTGGCCCAAACTCGGTGGCGTTGGCCATGAGGCCGGTCGCCTTTTGATGGTGGGCCACGGCTCGGGCCGCATTGTCTCTAGCCCCCTGCTCGAGTTTTCTTTTGACGCGGCCAGCGTACTCGACCAGATCCTCGCTGGGTTCCACGGCCAGCGACTCGAAAACCGGCGTGGGAATCAGCCGCGGCGTGAATAATGCTGCGTCGCCCGTGACGTCCAGAATCACCAGCAGGCTCTTGATCCGCTTGGCGTCCGCACTGGCCGGATCGTCGATGCCAGGATCAATGAATGCCGCCAGGTCGAGCTTGCCCTCAATGCTCTGAACATCCAGGTGCCCGCTCTTCGTGATCCTGGGTCCGATGTTAATGCGGGCCCCCCAGCCCTCGGCTGTCCCCTTGTCGGCCCCGTCATGGACCGTGGGCCGCTCGTCGCCGCCCAGCAGTCGTTTCACCGTGTCGAGCCCGTGCGATTTGCCAGTACCATTCGCCCCGCGTAGCAAAATGAGTCCGCCGCCCTCGGGAGTCTGAAACTCGATCGACTCGACCGCGCCGGAATTTTCAATCGTTACCGTCGCCATGATTCACTCGCTTTCTGAAACTGATTGGTTTGTCACCGTGCCATTTACATCACGACATCGCCGCTACTTCGTTTTTCCCCACTCGGCCAGCTTGACCGCGTGCCTGGCTATATCGAGCCGGTCCGGCGCCACCGCTTCATCCGCCTGCATCTCGCCGAGCACGACTTTCTTGTCGGCGACTGTGTGCGCGGCGGCAATCTCAGCTTCGTAGTCGCGAGTGGTGCTAGGCTCTGCCGCCGCTTCGGCCGACGGCCACACCACGCCCAGAGCGTCGAGCCGCTTGGCGGCCGCGTCCTGGATCATGTCGACCAGTTCGGTCGGCAGTTTCGTGCCCGGCGAGCACCACATAGTCAGCAGCGCTTCAATGCCCGCCTCGTCGGCCACGGCCATCTTGTCCAGGACTCCTTGCAGCCAATCGGGCAACTCATCGGCCGGCTTCTGCGGCGCAGTGCTGGCCTGGCCTTCCGGCTGCCGAGGCGGGTGGACCGGCGCCTGCGCACCGCCAGTAGGATTGGTGAAGTTCGCGCCGCTGGCCTGCTGTCCCGTGGGGGCGTTGTCGTTGGCTGGCTCCGCCGGCTTTTCAGAGATCGAGGCGATCAATTCCTCGCGTGTCATTTCCTCGTTTTTCAGCGCGGTCAACAGCCTCCGCAACTGGACCCGTTCCTCTTGTTTCCAGCCCATCGACGCAGGTCGACCGATGATCTTTTCCAGGTCCGCCAGTGTGATTCGATACTCGGCAAAAGCCGGCACGATCTGCTGCTCGACCACCTCTGGAGTGACCAACTCCAGCATCTTCTTTTCACAGGCGTCGCGGTACATCGCCTTCACGATCGAGGGGATCGAGTCGAGAATCACGTCGCGGCGGAGCTTCGACTTCTCGGCCTTCACGACGACGTTCAAAAACCGATCTTCTGGAACCTTTTGCATCCCGCCGCCCCTCGCCTTGTAATACTGGCTCACCAGCCGATCGTCGGAAGTCATGTTGCCGGCGGCGTAGTCGACGAGCGTTCCCGTGATCCGGACCGTGCCGTCGGGAAGCCGTTCGGTAGTCGTGGCCAATCGGGTGTAGCCGTAAATGGAACGGATCGACTCGGCCGCGCGGATCGACAGCCCTTCGGCAAACTTTGTGACTTTCTGAGAACCGTCGTTTCGCCCATCCCGCTTGCCGCAATTTGGGCAAACCGTGTCGTTCGTCACGGATGACTCTTCGTAGGCGATGCCGCACGACGCGCACTTTATTCGAGTGACGCTACCCACGGGTCGGCTATAAATCGCCTCGTCTGCGGCAGCGGGATAGGCGTCAATCAGCGATTGGAGTTGCCCGACGATCTTGGCCGCGTCACGCGGGACAATGCGCGCCGCAGCCATGATCGATTCGTTCTCCATCTTGAGAAGCATCATATTTGGCGGCAACTGAGCCGCGACGGCCAAGTCGCTCGCCGTATCGTTGATTGAATCCGAACCGTTGGCGTGTTGTGAGCCGCGTACTGTCGCGCCTTGCTGATAACCTGTACTCATCTTCGTCGTCCTCCGGCGTAAGGGCATGTGGAATGAAACCCACACCACTTCGCGCTGCAGAGCCAGTGCGAGGGGTCGGCTGGTAAAAAAGCGCCGGCGTCGATAACTCGATTGGCGGCGTTGATTCGAGCGGCTAGGACGTCGAAATCTTTGGCGTCACGATGCGAAACTAGCGTCTGCCGACTGACTCCGGTCGACGTGGTGACCAGCACTTCCAGGCCGACGTCGCTGGCCGGAAGCCCAGTGAGAACTTGGTGACCGGCCGCATAGCCGGTCAGTTGGATCGACGAGTCGGCTTCGGCCTGAGTCTTGGACTTTGCGGCCGTCTTGAAGTCCCTCACCCGCTGCTGGTCGTCGATGAGGTCGATGACGCCGAGATAGTCGCGGGGCCCCGGCAGTTCCACCCGGAAGGTCTCTTCGACCTTGACCGGCTGATAGTCCGGCGCCACGCGAGTGCCGTAGAATTCGGCGATGCGGACAGTTTCGTCTTTCGCCTGGCCGAGTACCTTGTGCGGGCCGATCGACATTTCCTCGGGGTTGAGCCAAATGCCCTCGGTGTCGAGTTGCGTGTTGAACGCTTCCGCCGCGATGTCGCGCAGGTCAGCGAGTGGAAGGTCTACGCCGCTCTGGATTTTCTGCTTGCCGTTTTTGGCGGCGGCATGGTGAACGCCGAGGCCACGCGCCGCGGCTATTCCAGGCGGAATGATCCGCCCGTCGATGTAGCGATTCGAGTAGAGAATCCCGCAATACGCGAGCGTTCTCATTTGCGAGTCGCTGATATGCGGCTTGTTGGTGGTCTCAGGGCTCATGTTCGTTCTCAAACTCCGCCGCCGGCAGGTGCTAACGACTTGCATCCGGCCCGGTGAACGCGGACAGGTGCCTGCCGGCAGCGGTGTGGTCACTTCCCAATGACAGTTCCAATCGCCCAAATTAACGCCAATAATGTGAGTCCCCCGACAATGCAAAACAGACCTTGGCCCCAGTGCAGTTTCGGAGCGCAGGCTTTCGCTGCCGCCAAACAGGACGGGTGATAAACGCCACCTGGCGACTTACCGCCGCATCGCGGACATTGATCTCGACCTGGCATGTAGTACATCGTTCACTTCTCCAGCACTCTCAGCGCCAACACGGTAATCGCCACCAGTCCGGCCACGGCGAGACAAATCAGCGCCGCCCAGACGGAGTCCAAAAACGCCGCGGGGCTCGGCTCTGGCTCGCTCTCCAGCAGATCGTCGTCCGGCTCGGGAGTCGGCGTGGACGTGGTTTCCCACGGCCCAGGGTAATCGCGATAACTGCGTGAGTAGGGGTCGCTCATGGCTGGGCCTCCCGTGCGCGGAGCATCGCGTCGGCCATTTCGTAGCAGTTCGTAGCAAGTGACGGCTTGAAGTCAGCACCATACTTGGAGGCGACTTTATCAAGTTCACTTATCCACAGTTTGCAACTCAAAAAGCCGATCAGCGCCTGCCCAGCGAAGTAGTCGCGCATGGTCAAGCCGCCACACTCATTCATGCGGGCGATCGTTTCCGGGTCGTTAGACCAACCGTGCTGCGGGAACGCCGCCGGATTGTTCGGTTTCGTGGCCTGCTGCGCAGCAACGGACATGGGTAAACCCCGTATTATTTGCCTCGGGCTGCCGGCCAGATGCGTCCGAACGCTTTGGCGAGAAGCCGAATTATTCAGTCAGTGCCGGGGGCGGGACTTGAACCCGCAACCTTGACGTTATGAGCGTCACGAGCTGCCAATTGCTCCACCCCGGGGTGGTATTACAATCAATCGCAAAATCTCAGGGAAAAAAAGAGCCGCAGTCAGGCGACTCGCTCACGATATTACAAACGATTTAAGAATACAAGCCCAAAAAAGGCTTTCTCGAAAGATTTCCGAAAAAGCCCGTCAGCTCCCCCGTGGTCGACCGCCGCCGTTTGGCTGCTCCATGAATTTCTCGGCTTCACGTCGCTCGATTTCCCAAAGAACGCCGCGAAACTTGATGCCCTTCATCTCGCCGGATCGCAGCAATTGACACACCCGGCCATGCGTCATGCCGGTTAGTTCCGCCACTTCAACGACGGATAGTTTGTCCGTGGGCTTGGAGTCCGCTAGCTTCACTTCGATTACTTTACCTCTTGTAGCCAAAGGTTGACCACCTTATATTACAACCGATTTGATTAGTGTCAATATCTAAATTCACCGGCGATCCGATGTTCCAGCGGACGGCGTAGATTGTCATTGACTCGGAAAGCGTTCCCGGGCCTCGCGACCGCGGGCCTCTCCCATAGTTCAGGAGATTCCTTTAATGAACAGTTCAAATACAAATGAGAATTGCGGTGAATTGGTCGGCGACTTCGACGAATTCATGGCCCTTCTCGCAAGGCTAAAAAAGACGCTGCCGACACTATCTCCAGAACTCAAGGATCGACTTCGCCGAATCCTTGATCTTCCGGGTGAAGCCGGCACCCTTGAAACTGAAACCACAGGACGGACAGTCAAAGTCACGCTGCGCCCTTCGCACAGTCTGCTTGAAATTGCGGCCGCAGCCGGGGCACTTGACGTCTAGCTTCGTATTCTGGTCGATCACTCCCATTGTTCACCTCCTAATTCACGGAAAACCCTGGAGCGGGCGTAAACGATTCTCGGCAGGACCAGGAACCGAGTCGGGGCCTCGCGGCTGACCGCCACTCCAGGGGGGAACTGTGGGGACGGGGCCAAGAGGCCCCTTTTCTTGACTTCTGCCAATCCACCTGCGTACTGTGGAACAAAGCTCCCGGGGCTGGACTTGAACCAGCAACCGATCGGTTAACAGCCGATTGCTCTACCATTGAGCTACCCGGGATCCCGCGTTTTCCCTTCCAGCGCTACAAAGCCGCTTGCGTTTAGTCGCGCTGGAAAGTGGCGAAAATGTTTTGCCCCGGACCCCCGCGCGAACTATATTGGAGCCTTCACACCTAACGGCTGCCGGATTGGCGGCATGGACAGCTATGGATTGCGCGGAGCACACGCGCCATGATTGCCGTCGCCGATTCTTTCGTCGCCCATGCCGAGCGTTATCTGCTGGCTAATCCCTGCTGTCGAAAGCACCAGGAAAACATCCGGGGAAGAATCGCCAGGTTCGTGGCGTGGTTTCCCGGCTCCCCGAAATCGCTGGCGCCGGAAGACCTGAATGGCTTTCTGGCTTCCCTGGAGCGCGACGGCCTCAGCGCTCACACGATCAACGGCTACCGCGCTACGATCATGGCGGTGTGGAGATTCGTGCTGGGAGAAAGAATACGCTGGAAGATTCGCCGCGTGCGCCCGCCGCAACGAGAAGTGAAAGCGTGGAGCGTCGGGCAAGTCAAGCAACTGTTGAGCGTTGCCGTGACCTTACGGGGCCGGTTGCCCAACGGCGTTCAGCGCAGGCTGTTTTTCCTGACGGCAATTCACGCCGGGTTCTCGACGGGGCAGCGCTACGGTGATCTGGCCCGGCTGCCGGTGGCTGCGATTCGAGCCGACCGGACCGCGACGTTCGTACAATCAAAGACGGGCCGGCGCGTTACCGTGAGATTCTCTGAGAAAGCGGTTCGCTGCATCCGAGCTCACGGGCAGGCGACGGTGCTTCCCAATCCGCACACTCAGCAGTGGTTTTGCGTTTCGTTCGCGGACCTTGTGGAGAGGGCGGGGATCAAGCGCGGAAGCTTCCGGTGGTTGCGGAGAAGCGCCGGCTCGTATGTCGAGAGGGCGACTGGCCGCGGGCCGGAACTGCTGGGGAACACCCGCGCCGTATTCGAGGCCAGTTATCAGGCGGAGTCAATTACCAGGAAACCGCCGCCGGAGCCGCCGCGGCTGTAGCCCAGAATCACCACGGGCGTTCCTCTGCTCGCAAGACTGGCGGGGTGGCACAATCCACGGATCGACGCAGAGCATCATTGTCAGGCGTGATCTTTTTCAGCCGCATCTTCGCCGCACACTGCGGGCAGGCCCAGCGCCCGTATGTGAGGCGAATCCAGCCGTCCGCGAGAGCCTGTTCCTCCGCTTCCTGTCGAGTTTGCCATTCCGCGTTGACTTCGCCTTCGTAGCAGCTATCACAGTCACACCATCGCACGTATTCGATTCGTCGATTGATTCCCATTATTTCCTCCTATCAGCCCCACCGCATCACCACGGGTCGTCCACTTCACGGTACTGAAGTATCGCCGAGCCGTTCGGCGTCCGCCCCAAGAGTATCGCGTCTAATTCCGCCCCGCGAACGGACACCACGAATCCACCCCTGGCGGAGCGTTGAAGAACGATAGTTTTGGAGGGGCGGAACTGGCTTAGCTGACAGGAGAAAATCAACGTCAATTTACTGGCAAGTGTCAATATCTGTCAATTGTTCTCCGAAATTGACAGTTGCCTCAGTAGGGCACGGGCCGTGGGCTGTAGCCCTCAACGTGCTGCACTGTGTCCCACCCAGAAGCACTGTTCATATTATTGTTGTCAAGTGAGGCCCTGGAGAACTGTTGCTGCGCAGCAGCGTACTTCCATCTATACCTAAATCTAAAATCATCATCATTCAAAAGGTCCTGACTCTTCGGTTGATACCAACTCCTACCACATTTCGACGGATCGAACGCACCTGTGCCAACGAACAAGCCAGCGTCTCGATTTGACTGTGTGAGGTCCACTGTCCCTAATGGGTAATAGTCCTCCGGAAGTTCAGCATCCCTCTGCATTGCACCATGCGTTCGCCACGGCCAACGAATCTTACCGGTCGCCAGATCAATAGACCATTCGTAAGCGACTGTCTGAAAATACTCAGAGTCGGCAACAATCCAAGATGGGTCCTGATTCTCGATTGAGTCATAAGGAAGCACGACTGAGGCAAACGACGCTGGCTCCAATGCAGTCAGGTCCGCGTTACTTGGATTGTCACCGAGATTCTCTCGCTCTGCATCAGTAAGGTATCTACCCCAAAAAAGTGCGGGTACGTTCTTCAAGAATAGAGTATGCTCGTTGCAACTTATGCTGATTGGCGACCTGTTGCGGCTCCAGGCGCGTGCTTCATCAAGTCCTCCAAAAGAGCCCTGCCAGTCTGTGTCTATGTAGTCGCCTTCCGCAGTTTGTATGCCAATTACCTCGTCACCGTCGATCTGCGGCATCGCCAAACGAAATGTAAGTGTCCAATGTCCCGGATAGACTAGCTTGAAGTACCTATTTTCTCGCTCCGTAGCACCTTCATTTAACGGCGGGTTAGCAGCAGGCCACGGCTGGAGCATGAGGTAGATGGGATCACCCCAAGGTGTCAGGCAGCAGGCAATGGGCACGTAGCCCGTTTCCAGGATATCGAATCGCTCAATCACCCAAGAGGCGTCAGCGTTCTCCGGGTCATCCGGCCCAAACGCCTCGTCGTAGGCGACGTACTCGCCGAGCACCTGGTTTTTCTTCCAGCGGCGAATCCAGAGCCCGGCCCTGGTGGGATTGGGCATGATGTCCTCGTAGCCCTGTAGTATTCCCATATCCATCGAAAAATCGACGATCGGCGCGCTGTTGGTAACGTGATAATCATCCCACTGTCTCCTAACGACAAATGTAGGATCATTCGATGGTGGCGGATAAACAAGCGGAGTCTGGACATGAAAGACATCATTTTTTGGCAGCATCCCTTCCGTCCAGAGAACACACTCGACAGGTCCTCTGCACTCGTTCTCGATAAGCCGATCATAGCCTCGGCACTCCATCGTGTACGATGCGCCAAAAGTTCCGAATGCACGATCATACACTTTCTCGTTGCGCGGTGTAGCCAAAGGATCAGGAATCAGCAAATGCAACTCGAAGGCAACTGTGCCCTCCAACGGTGCGATACCGGTTAGCGGCGTGAGTTCATCGACGGCAATGACTGCGAAACCATACTCCGGGCGCGGATCGATCCGAAACTCTTGCTGAAACGTACCTGGATTGTCCGCCGCGTACTGATCGTCTTGGAGCCAGGTAAATCGTCCACAACACAGCGACTTTTGATTCGGCGTGCGACCTACCATCCAGGGCGTATCGCGCGGCGCGGGCAGGATCGGGTAATGGCTGGTGAGTTCGTCGGTGAGCCAACCGGCAGGGTCTACCGTGCCCTCAATACCCAGCGTCTCGTCTGGGTATTCGTGAGGATAGATCATGTGAGCTATCTGAATCAGCCCTTCCATATAGTGCGGCTCGCCGCGATCCCCACCGCTGCTCGCAGTGCCGGTCCGATCGCTGTCGTAGGGCACAACCTCGTAGGCGATGATCCTGCGCTGCACCCAAGCCATCCCCTCAATGTGAACAGGCCCTTGTACCTGATGTGCGCCAGTGAACGTCGAATACGTTTCAGGATCAAGAAAGAAAAGCGAATCATTTCCTACGCCGTACATGGAACCATTGACATTCGGCAGAGCGACCGCGTCGTAACCTTTGAAACCATGATGCCAGCAAGTATCGAGCGTCAGTATTCCAGCATTCTCATAAATAGCGTCAAAAATCTTTCCAGTGTAAGCCGTAGCTGTCCCATACGCCTCGTAGCTGCTTGTCGTGACGAGAGGCTCAGCGTCTTCAGTCTGATAAATATCACCGACCAGAACCCGCTCGCCTTTGTTCTGCTTTGCGTAAATCTGTCCTCGATCAGTGAACGTTCCATATTGTTCGTTATAACCTTCCACCTGATCGAAAAACCAAGGATCAACAGCAACCACCGCAGCCGTCATCATCCACAACTTCGTACCACGCTGTCTTGTCAAGAATGGCTTACCAGCCGTGCCCACATAAGCGGCGTATTTGTTAGAGTGAACGAAAACCGTCGTATCTTGCGCCGGCAGAATGGCCCCACCTTGGCTCTCTGCGCCACCCATAGTTATTACCCGCTCATCGTTTTCCTCGTCCAAGTCTATTATTGTTACCTTCATTCTCCACCGAAAGCTGTCACTACCCCAACTGAGAGTAACGTAGTCACCTACGTCTGGAGAAGTAATAAGAATGTTGGGCAATCGCACAACCCCAACCACGTCGCTCGTGCGAACTGACAAAACACCCTGTGTCCCGGCCGCACCTTCCCAGAGAAAACTCGTTGGTGGGTAGAATCTCGCCAGCGCACCACGCAGAAACTCCTTGTCCGCACGCACTACGTGCTCCGCGCGCTGCATGATAACGGCTTGGCTAGTACCACCCGGAGCGTTGAGAGGCGGATCACCGTCCTTATCCACTGGCGGGAAATCACCAACTAGGTCACCAGCGATCAACCCTTGCGAGACGGTGACGCAGCCGAAATAGTAGTTGCCAGGATGCTCAGCGCCGCCATAACTTAAATCAGAAAAGTCACCGGGCATCGCTTCGGGAGCTGGCGATATATGAAGCGTCTGCCGAACGTTCGGGTACTGGTAGCTGCACCCCACCACACACCAGAGCGTGCCCACGTCGCCGCAGTAGGGCGCGCCTGCGTCGTACACGCGGGGGTTGAAGTCGCTCTGATTGTCGGGGGCGGCGGCTGCCATGAAAAATCCTACGGTGGCGGTGGCTCGGGCGGCCAGGGCGTCGGCCGGTATGAATGCGGCGAGGCAGACATGACAACGCCGTTGATTGCGATGACCGCTTGGTTCGGAATCAGGCAGCCGGGGAGCGGTACTTCCCAGATCGCTTTCTCATAGTTCGACTCGACGCGGACCTTAATCGTCACCGCCGTACTATTGGCGGGCAGCACGTCGCCCGTCCCTCCGCTGAATGGGATCGACGCCCCGGATACCGTACCGGCCACAGCTTTGTAACGCAGACCGCCTGCCCAAATGACATCCAGCGTGTTGCCCGTGGCGCAGCCGTGCGCGGAGCTGTCCATCGTGAGCGTCCCGCTTGTCCCGCCCTCGCCCGACGCCAGCACGCCGGCAACCTCGGAGACGTTGTAGCTCTCCTCGCGCACGGGAGGCAGATTCACATTGAACGCCAGCGCGGCCGTGTCGATTCGGGCGTTCTCGTAAACGATAAACTCGCCGCGGCCGATCTGCACCGGTGACTCGACTTCCGGCCAGTCGGCGGACTCCGGGCGCGGGCGGGCGAGCACCGGCGTAGTTGCCACTGGTAGCACGTCGCCGAACGCCAGCACCGGATGATCCGGGTCGTCGTCCAGCACGATCGGCACGCTGGTGCCCGAGACGGTCCCGGCTTTCACTCGGTAACGGGCGCCGCCGTCCCAGAACAGGTCGAAAAATTCATCGGTGGCGAATCCGTGGCTGGCGTCCAAGGTGAGCGTGCCCGTCTCATCATCCACATAGGTCGAGAGCGTGCCGTCCGTGTCCGTGATATCCGCAGGCTCGACAGGGGCCTTGAGAGCGCCATTGGCTGCCAGCGCCACGCGGCCGTATTGGAACGTGACGGTCGTGCCGCCGCCCCCGCCGCCGCCAAATGCTGGCCGAGTCGGCAGGCGCCGGAGCTGTGCGCTCTGCGAGCGCACTTCGCGCTCCAGGCCAGTCACCCGATCGTGCAGCTCGAAGTCGCTGGGCATCAGACGAGCCCTCCGAAATCCAACTCAGCAAAGCCGCCCTGAATCGCGATCCTGCCCTCTTCGGGAGAATAAAGGATCTGGGTCACGATCGCATTGACTTCGATGTTGGCCCCAACTTCACTGGCCATAGCATCTCCCAGCACCGTCACGAGATCGCCCAATTCCACCGGCTTTCGATAATCCGCGAAGCTGACACCAAAACTTCCGCGTGGTTGTTTGTACCACGCATAGGCGGCTTGCGCCAAAATCTCGCAGTCTCGGCGATCGTCGCGCACGGACCCAGACTCCGCCGCCTTTTTGATCGCGCCATCTTGCACGTCGTACACGGTGCCCTCAACGAGATAATCCCAGCGCGCTCTATCGCCGATGTTGATTAACAACTCTTCGATAGCGTCTCCTTCGCGCGGTTTCGCCAGGATGTTTCCCACCGGAGGAAACACAAACTCGCAGTAGGCATCCCACTCAGCAGCCACGGTGAATCGGCACTCTTCGTAGTCGATTTCCGCGTCAGTCTTGCTCGGCGCAGGCGTTGCCGTATCGAAATGATTTTTGGCCAGAGCGTGTGGCAAGCCTCCGGCCGATCGGAGTTCAAAGCCATTCGTTCCCTGCAACAGTGCGAAGTGATAGCTGGTTTTCAGTCGCGTAGTTTCAGAATCATCCTCGTCAATGTGATCTGCGGACCGATCCAAAAAGACCCATTTGTCGCCGTGCTTGACTATCCCCAGCGGGTAAGTGAAGTCGGGGTCGCTCGATGTTTCGCGGCTACCCTCTACCGGCTCTTCCGGGTGTTCGTAATCCCAGCCATCGCGCAACGGCAACGTGCGCAGCAGGCGCATATTTGCCATTACGATCGTTTCCGCTCCCAAGACAGAGCCAGTCGATGATAATTTTGGGCAGGAAAATTCAAACTCACCTGTCCCGCTTCCGTCTCTGCTTTTTCCATCCCAGTCCTTGGGAATGCGAAAGTCCTGATAGACCGCTTTCAGCTTCTCCGCCTGACGGTAGCGGTCCGCCTTGTCTTTGTTTGTTGCGCCTCCCGCTTCGATATAATCAGTCTCCGCCGCAGAGGTCCAGGCCGGCTCTAAGTTTTCGTCCTTGGTCGAGACAGTAAACGTGGCAGTTCTTTTCGAGCCACGCACACGGATGCGGTTATAGCGGCGACTGGAATCACTTGCGTACCGCGCGTCTCGCACTTCGTGCAGGGCGTCGAAGTTCAGTGGCGATTGGTTGAGTGCAGCAGGGATGAATGTCGTGCTCTCCTCTTCTTCGTTCTCAGCCGGCAGGTTGATTATCGTCGGAGTTGTCGAATTGACGTTGAGAAACACAGTATTACCGAGCAACGGATATTCAAGCCACCACACCAGACCACGCCGCGCCGTGATGATGTCGTTGAGCACGGCATAGAGCGTCCGGCCTTCCACCGCTACCGTCGGCGTAAACCATTCGAGAAATGGCGCGTATGTCTCGCTGTCGATCCCAAACGTGACCGGCGCCGGCGCGGAGGGATTGTTGCCGTCATTGGGGGCATGGTAATAGAGTAGATGTTCTACGATCTGGTCGGCAAACCACAGATTCTTGAAGCTGTTGTCCACTGCAAAGACCCATTGCTCGTCGCCGTTTTTCCGAGTATCACGATTGCCACGATCCTCAAAAGATGCGCCCCTTCCATCGCCCAGTCCGTAGTTGAATCCCAGCGGGTGGCTGATTCGCTCGTCGGGATGGTGCACGGTGGACACGATCGGATTCCTGTCCATGAGCCATTCCAGGCCCATGACGGTGTATAGTTTGTCGCTCAAGAGTGTGAAAGAATTAGTAACGCCATCCAATTTCTTGCCGGCTAGAGGCCACTCCTCGCCGACCACGATCCCCCACCACAAGAGAAACGGCTCCTCCAATCGACGCAGGCGAATGTAGTACCGATCGCCGATGGGCGAGTTGCGCTGTTTGAACAGCAACGATCCCTCTTCGGCGATGTCGCCCGGATTGAACATTTCCCCCTGGCGCCACAGCAACGTCGCCTGGTCGATCTGATGGCCCAGCGACCGCGTGAGACGCAAACAGATCAGATTAGGCTCCACGGTCCAATCGTCGTCCCACAGCTCTTTGTAGGAGACCTCGACGCCTTTCCATTCCTGTACGAAAGCCATCGCTCAGCCCCCTATCAATGTCCACCGGAACACCTGGCGGACCTGAGCGTTGGAGATGATGGCGCCGACCACGCCGTAGACGGCCTGCGGCGGCTCCGCCTCGCGAACGTCCAGCAAGAGATAGTTGCCGTAGCTCGTCGACGCCTTCACGATCTCGACAGGATCGGAACCGATCAGAGCGCGGTACGTAAACAGGGCATCCTTGTGGGAGGCGAAATCCAGGACGTATTTGACGGTCACCAGCGTGAACGGCTCCGCGTGTTTGCCAAGTTTTCGAGCCCCGATCGAATCCACGCCCCGCCGCTGGAAGACCTCGATTTCTTCGGCCTTGGGGAGGATAGTTCCCTCCATCGAGTCGAATTGAAGGCCGCCGATGCTGTTTTCGTGGAAGGGCATGAGTTGATTCGCGGCAAGTGGCAAGTACAATGGGGGACGTATGACTGAATCGAAACCCTACCCTACGCTTCACTCCATCAATGCAACGCTCTGGTTGCTGTTCGGCGTCGTGTTTGAGTTCTACTTACCGGAGGATCACATAGGCAAGTACATTATCATGGCGGCGGTACTCGCAAAGGTTCTCATCTTTTTCTATTGGCTGAGTGATCAAAAGTGGTCTCTAAAGTCGTTTCTAAAGTGGTGAGCGCTCTCACTCATTCCTTCCGCCCAGTCGGCGGCTGTTTCTTATCTCGAATTTCCGTGAGAACAACGGCGATCTCCTGTAGTTTATCCACGGCCAACAGTTGCTTCTCCGTCAATTCACTTCTCTCGACAGATCCCAGCCGTCTCTCCACAATGTCTGTAATAGTCCGCAACGCCTCGTCTCTGCTGAGAGTCAAACCGGACTCAAGAAAATCCGCGAGGCCGGTGGCGACCAATGTCTCACCTGTTGCTTCGGCGCGCAACGCACGGATGTCTTTGCGCCGCTCTTGGCTGAGATCAGACTCAGTTTCAAGACGAAAACCTTCCGCGATTGAAGCAATCCCGCTCTCAAGCCGCTCGGTTTGTTGCAGCGACCCCTCGGCGACGAACGCAATGCCCTCGCGCGCAGCCGCTCTGCGGTCCTCTGGATCCGCAAGTTTGGAGAGAGTCGACTCGAACGCCTCTCGCGTGGAACCTTCCCCTAAAAACAGCTTTTCAATTGCGCCCCGAGTAGCGGCCTGAAATTTCGTCGTCTTCAGAAATTCCTCTGCGAGTTTCCTGTCGGCAAACAAGATTTTTCGACGCTCTGTGAATTCGTCGACTTGGGACTCTGTGAAACCTCGCGAATTCTTCTCGAAAAACTCCCTCGTCTGGTCGATTAGCTTAATGGTAGCCGTCCGCGCCAATCTTCCCTGCGGGTCCGCCGCCCCAATCGTGGTGGCAGCGAACAGCGCCGCGCCTTCGCCTGGCGTCGATCCTGCCAACGGAGACGTAAACGCTCCCAAGACCTTGCCGACTTGTTTGGCGACTTGCGCCGTTTCCGTGGGTCGCGACCCGGCTTGCGTTATCGTGAGAAAGCCCAGGGCGTCCTCGGCGTCTTTCAGGCCGCCAGTTGTGACGATATCACCTAGACCGGCGGCCAGCGTGGCGATCTCGTCAGCTTTGCGGGTAAACTGGGGCGCGATCTTCACCAAGTCCAACGTGAGAGGCACGTCCCCGCCCGTGGCACTGAAAGTTCCAGCCAAGGCTTGGAAGATCGGCGCGACTGGCAATCTGGTTGCTTCTGCAATCTCCGGACCGGCGGCAAGTAGTCGCTCACGATCGGAGGGGCCCGCCGCGAAAATGTTGCGTCGCAATGCCGCTTCCGCTTCCGCCACCGTCAACTTCGCTTGCGTCCGCTTCTCCTCTTCCTCGCGGACGGCTTGAATCTCGCTACGAACCAGCGCCACCGCCCCGGAAATCGACGCCATGCCGAGCACGTAGTTTTTGATCTGACTAAGAGCGGCGGTTCCAAACGCAAATCTATTAGCTGCTGCGACTCGTTCTAATGCCGCCGCCTGTCGAGCTGCTGATCGTTCAGCCACCATCGCCTGTCGTTGTGCGACGGCCGTCGATTGGATCATTTGCTCTTTGAGTCTCTTGGCGTTGTCTTGCAAACTTCCCAAACTAACGAACGCTTTTGTCCCCGCGATGCTTGTCGCTTCCAAGCTGGCGCGATAGTTCATTGCCGCCTTTTGGGCAGTCACTAGAGAGATGCGCCCGGCGCTAACGTGCCCGGCCAACTCTTTCATTTTCCGGTTGTATTTTTCCAGCGGCTCGGCCTGTTCGGCGATACGCTGCGCTTCTTTGCTGAGTTGCTTACTCGCCGCCGCCGCGCCTGCGGCCCCTTTTTCAGCTCCCTTCATCGCCTTTTGCAAGTCTTCGACAGCCTTCACTGCGCCGGAGGCTTCGCCACGGAGAACTTGTGTAAGCGACATCGGTTACAATCCTAAATTGAGCGCCATCAGGTCACACCATGTCGGGGCATAGCCCGGAGCCAGCCCTTGCTTCCAGCGGCAATAATTCAACCAGTCGCGGTCGATGGGTCGTTGCTTTTTTTTTGCAGCTCTTCGATCCACGACAAAAGCTGTGGTCGATTCGTGGCGGCATGGACGATAAAGGCTAACAGTCCGTTGTCGGACAGCGCGCCCAAAACCACCAGCTCGGGCAACGAGATAACGTAGTTCGCCTGCAAGAGTGCCACAGCCACGTCGCACATCTGTTGATCCGTGACCGACGTGGCATCGTCCCCGGCTCCGAACAGAATTGACGCCACCGGCGCCGTCACGTCCCACAGGTGCTTGTGCGCTGGCAGCGGCAAGCCCCGCACCAACTCACCCTTACCGTTGTAATCAAACAGGCAGGGAAGCTCACAGCGCCACTCGTTCGACCCCTCGTCGTACTCGCGGACCGTGGGAACCTGCCACATTTGCTCGTCGGCCAATCGGACCAAGAGCCCAGGGAGCATCGTGGATCTGGCCAGGTCCGCCGGCGTCGGCTTGGCCTCATTCCAATAGCCGATCGCCCTGCGAGGCTGACCGTCGATCTCGGGGAGCTCTCGCCACGTCTGCTGCTCGGGATACCAGCCGGTCCGCTTGCCGCCAGTCCGCTTCGAGTCGGCGAAGATCAAACCCCGCCCGCCGAGTGGACTTTCCCGCAGACACTCCGAACACTCCGGCGCATTCTCGAAAGCATAGCCCAGCCCAATCGCGGCGATGCCGTCCAGGTCGATCGAGCTGCGGGCGCCATCGGCTTCGTAAAGGAATCCAACCATGTGAACGAAAGCTCTCGGTTAGGGCGTCGGGTCGCTCAGTGACTCGATAACTAGAGTCGCGTCCGCGCCGGCCGCCAACGTCGCGAAGAGCGACGTGATGTCGGCCGTGATTAAAAAAGGTGGCAACGAGTCCGTGTGCCAGATATAAGGCATGTTCGCCACAAGAGTGAGCGTGTCGTCCGGCACCGAGGCGCTGTTGGTCTCCACAACTAAATCACGGTCGCACATGATGTAGAAGAAAACGCAGGCCGAAAAATCGAGCGTAAATATGATTTCCAGATCAGCCGACTCCGCAGGGATCGTCTCGCTGAGCGACGCCCCAGCGCCGCCACTAAGTGTTTGCGTCTTGTCGGTCTGAACGCCGCCGCGCGTGATCCGTTCCAATAAAGTGACAGTCAGTGCCATTGTTGAATCTCCTATGTGCTAGTCGGACGCGGCCTTCCGCCGCTCGTAGTAGTCAGTGCGAAACTTCTCAAATTCTTGCACGATTCCCGGCAGTGCCCGCCCCTCGTCGTCGACCAGCGCCGCCAGTTGTGAGACTTCGTCGGGCTGGAGGCTGTCAGCTTTCGCCCAAGCCCAGCCCTGCGAGGACAATGCTCGGCGCGCTCGCTCGATCTCCGTCATGGGTTGGTGTTTTATGGATTCGTGTTATAGGTGGTGTCAAAAGTAAACACGATCGGCGCATTCGTGCCATCAAAGCCGCAGTTAAGCCTGATCTCGTTGGTGACTCGGCCACGCCCGCTACCCGTTCCCAGATTCGTCGGAATGGAAACGCCGAAGGCGCTCATCGTGATGTGGTTGCTCGTTCCCGGTGCGAAAAAGGACGCGCCACTTTCAATCCGCGCCAATTGAATCAACGTGTTCGCATGAGTCGCCCCGTTCCCGGCCAGCTCTTGCAGTCCGGTCTTGACGCGCGTCAAGTCCCGGCCATGAAGCACGAATTGCGGACGCACCGTCAACACGCCGGCCGTTTCTGGTGTAGTGGTGGCCAGCTTCGGCTCTTTCGGAGTCAGTTCCACGTTGTGGGTGAGCAAGATGTTTTCAATCTCCGGATATTGGACGTTTCCGATCTTCGAGATTGCCAAGCGGTAGCGTTCGCTCACCACGCCGGCTGGCGCAGCCACGCCGTCGGTGATCGCTACGGGAGAATTGCCGCTGGAATCCGTAAACGTGTGCAGTTGAAACGTCGCCGAGGCGTCCGTGTTGCGCGGCATGGTCAACGTGTCGGGGATAATGAGACCGCGCGTGACGCGCTTGCGGTAGTGCGGAGTTCCACCCAAGGGATTATCGCAGTCTCCCAAAGCCCGCTCGATGACGTCTGCCACCTCAACCGTTGCGCCGCTCTGGACACACTGACCAGTAAGACCCAGAGCACTCAGCAGCGTCTTCAGCGATGACGTCGTGCCGCTTGCCACCGGCGCCAGCCCAGTCACCGCCAGGGCCTCGGCATACAGCGAACCCGAGTCATCGTCCGTGACCTCTGGATTGGTCGGAAAATCCACCTGGGACAGTTTCACCACGGCCGCATCGAGCGCCAGCCAGCCTACGGTATATTGCATGATTGAGACCCTTTATGCTGATCTGTGAAGCGGGAAAAAGCGTCTCCACAATCTCACTACTAGCGGCCGGGCGGGCATGAGGATTTCAGCCATGTCGCCGTTGAGCTTGAGTTCTAGATCGTGCTGGTTGAAGGCGATCTCCCACCTTTTGCGATCCAGCCTTCGGAAACGAATGAGTCTTGAACGAGTGCAATCGACAACAGTCGCAATCGCGACCAGCAAAATCAGGAATGGCAAGAAAATTTCCATGTTATGCCGCGCCACGGTATAAGGTGGTTTGTTTCGCCGTGCGACCTACACGATTGAGTTGCAACTCAAACTCGTCAGCGAAGATTCGCTCCAACGCCTGCTCTTCCTCTGCTACCGTCGCCCGAATTTCCTTGGAGGCGTCTCGCACGAAATTCAGCGTGGGGGCGTTGATAAAGACGTCGGCGCGATAGCTGCGGTAATTTTCTCGCACCGCGTTGATGTTCGGCTGCGATAACGCCTGCGCGCGACTGTTTCCGCTCCACACAAAGGGCTTATTTTCGCCGATTGCGCGAACGCCTTGCCCGTTCTCGCGTCGCTTTACTTTGGCCTCGGCGTAGCTACCCTTGAACGGCCGGCCGCTGCCCGGATCACCAACGCGCGGCCGGTAGCCGTAGCGCTGCATCGCCCGGCGAGTGAAGTGAATCGGCAGAAAGAGCTTCCACCAGGCGTGGCCGACCTTGTTCATTGCAGCACGACCAATTTCACCAAGTTGCGTCTTGGTGATGCCGACCACGCCGGTTTTGGTAAAGCGAATCTCAATCATGCTTGGCCTTGAGCCTCGTCACCCCAACTAATCACCATTCGCGCCCAAAGGAACTCGCCCTGAGCTGTTGTTTCACCAAACAGGCCGTAGGCCCCTTCGCAAACTGGTTGAATCATCGACAACCGAGGACACAACGACCGCTCCGCTTCTTCCAATAGCCATCGTTGGAGCCGACAGATTCGATCGTAGAACCAAATGTACGTGTCATTTCTTGCCTCGTGTCCGCCGATCTCTTCGCCAGTGCAGTAACGATGAATCATCAATTCGTGAACGCCGCCCGATTCCGGCACCGGACCGCCGGCGCTCTGGTAAACGATTTTCTGCGACGGCACCGGATTGAATAACTGAGCAACGCAAAATAACGCTTTAAGCTCCTCGTTTGTGTAGGTCTCTCCCGACTCCGGCCGCGCGTGAATGCCGACGATGATCTTGGCGGCCGCCGCGCTCGCCGCGACGTTGGCGATCTCCCAGAATGCCGGGCACAGCGCCAACAGGTCGCGAATCTTGTAAATCGTTGTCGCATCGTCGGAATTAGCAGCATCGGTAATGTCAAACTTGGGCATGTCGTCCTTCGTGGAAGCCGCTCAATGGCTCTCGTTTCAGTCCCAACGTGACAAACACGCCCGACCAACTGCTGGTTTCGGCGTCAATGTTCCACTCCTGCCCCTCGACCGTGACTATAGCGCGGAGTTGAAACTGTTTCACACCCTTGACTTCGAGTTGTTCCCGAGGTCCGAAAATCGCGCATAATTCCGTGTTCTTAACGACACCTGTCTCAAAACTCTGCTCGGATCGAGTGGACGTTGCTTTCAGGCTCCAGCCCACCAATTCAATCGCTGCCCCGGTCGGCGGCTGATACTTGATCGTCGCCAGCGCGTGCTGAGCGTCGCGATCGCCGAACTGCTCGCCGAAAAACGGCGCGACGAACAATCCAGCGAGTGTGTCGTGTTCCGATTGCATCTCAAACCGTCGTGCTGCCAACAGAAGCATTCAGGTCGACGCTGGCCCGAATGGCTGCATTGGCCTTGTCGCCCACTGCAATTCCAGCCGTCTTGTTGGCTCCTGCTGTGTCGGTCAGGTGAAGCGCCGTGGCATCCCAATACAGCAGGTCTCCATCGCTCCAGGTGTCGTCACTCTTGGCATCGAGGTCGATCACGCCGTCGAAGTTCAGCGCATACGGGTCGCCGATCGCAATGGGCTTGAGGCCCATGACGACCCCGACCCGATTCCCGACCACAACGCAGTCGCCGCCGTTCATCGCGGCGGCCGCGCTACCATACTTCGCCTCGCCGGCGGGACCGACTACCCGGGCTGCGCCCATCACTTACCTGCGGCTTTCGCTAATGCGGCTTGAATCGCCTTCTCCCGCGTCTCGCCGATACCCTCGACGGACCCGAGAGAGCCGTGCTTCTCGCCATAGTCCAGGATTGTCTGTGCCGTTGTGAGACCGGCCTCGATCAGCACCTTTCGCGTTGGCGCGTCAAGCTCCAGGCTAGCCACCGACAGATTCCGCCAGTCTCCGGCCGTTAGAGTCTCGCCCTTCGGCTTGTCCGGCGTAGATTGTTTGAGCGACTCGGCCGCGATCGAATCGCACTTGACCGCCTGTTGCAAGCGGATCATCGCTGCGAGCTGGTCTGCCGGCGCGTCTTTCAGGTCATCGCCCGAATAGTAGCGGCGCTTCTTCCCGCCGACATCGACCAGGATCGTCGGGATGTTGAGAACGTACATCGTGAAACCTCGTTCGGATAAACTGTGCTGTTAAACGACCGTCAACTCTACTTTGACTACGCCGAGACTGAACTCCGCAGCGTCATGCGACGCATCCGCACGTCGGCCACCGTGTCGTCACTGGTCTTTTCCAAGTGGATGATCGCCAGCAAGTCAGCCACGGACGCATTCAGGTGGAACACTGCCGCGCTGTTGAGCTGTACGCCGTTCGCATAGAACTTCACGTTTGCCTTGTCCCGTGCATCGATCTGGAGGAACGCGAACGTGTCGTCCACAAGATCAACGCCGGAATCGTCGGCGGCAACCGGCGTCACTGTGTCGTCGGTCTGCGTCTTGAGCGTCAGGTCGGTGCCGTCCAAGTGGAAAGCTGCATAATCCGACACCGTGTCGAAGTTGGTTGCGTGCGAGCCATCAGCCAAGCCGATGTTGATGTCCAGCGCAGCATTGTCGCCGATGTCAAACACCGCCACCTCAACCTCCATAATCGGGTGCTCGTCGACGTTCACCGACCGGATGCTGAAGAGCGCAGCTTGCGCAACTTCGGCTACAGCATCGAACGCCAAAGTGACAAGACCGCCGAGCGTTTCAAGCACACCAAGACCGAGCGTCGCTTCGATCGTCCATTCACCAGTCCGCTGGGCAGTGTCAACGATGTAGTTCGGCGCCTTGTTCATCGCCGTATCGACCACCGAAGCCGTCGCGGCGGCTCCAGCCGTGGCGATTCCGACGAAGAAGTCGCCGGCCAGCCGATAGGTGGCCAAGTTTGTGGTACGGTTCCACCAGACCTCTTGGCCTGGAAGAAACGCGATGTTCGCCGTCTTTGCGACGGGGCGAACGCCACCAGTGTTCAACGCCACGTAGTCGCCGATCTCACAAGCCCGGAGGCCGTTGTAGACCGCCGCGCGACTATCCGGCGTTTGCACAACTTGCCCGCTGGTAAGAACGGCCGTGGCGACCATTTTCACGGTGTCGCCGTCATGTTTTGTTGGGCCTTCGGCCATGATTGAGACTCCTAGTTATTGAGTTTTCGTTTTCTGAAAGAGGTAAAAGGTAGCGGCCAACTGTTCAGCCGCTACCTGAAGCTTTAACAACTACAGAGCGGCGACCTGTTGACGTTGCCAACCGTGCCACGACAGCGCCTTGGCTCCGATATCGTGGTTGATATCCCAGCCGATGCCCCACTTGCCCTTGGTGAGCACGAAGGTTCGCATCTGCGGCCGGCCGCCAGTTCCCCGGAGGTAGCCCACCTCCAGCGTGTGAGCGCTCGCCTTTCCGGCCAGGAACCATGTGGTATCACTGCCGGCGTGGACCGTCGCGCCGGTAGGATCGGTCGGGTCGGTGACACCGTTGTCGAGACGGGCCTCGGAAACAAGCATCAACCCGCTGAGGCTTTGGGCATTGAATGCCGGCCGCAGACCAGTTGCGGTGCCGTCGATAACGAGTTGCGACTTGAGCACCTCGACCGCCGAATCTCTCAAAGCATCCGGCACAATGAGCGCAAACGGCGCGATGCTCAGGTTTCGACCGTTTTCCTGTTGCGTTCGCATCCGTGAACGCGCGGCTCCCAGAGCAGCAACCGCGAAGGTAGCGCTACCGGTGTTGTTGCCGTGGTTCGTGGCATCGAACAACGGATTGCCGTCCCGCATGTTGGGATTGCCGAGCATGATCGAGTAGACTAGGTCGGGCCGCAGTTGACGGGCCGCTTCTCCCAAGTCCGCCGGCGTGTGCTTGTTGATCCCGCCGAACGTATCGTCGATGATGTCTTGCTCGTCGACCACAAACTGCTTGGCGTACCGAGCAATCTTGTAGGTCTCGACGCTGTCTGTGTACTCTTCATGGTCGGCTTCACTGCCGCGGGGCAACTTCTTGAGCTGGCCGCCCTTTTCCAATCGCGCCCGCTCGTTGGTCTTGAAGTTGGGAATGTCGCGGTTCTCGCGAATCCAACCGCCGCTGGTCGTGTCTTCGGTCGCATCGAATGCGGCCAGCAACTGACTCGACATGTTCGTGGTGAAAATGTTGGCCAGCGCCGATGTCGAGAAACCAGCCCGAGCCGAGTACGACTGCAACAACTCGCCACGGGACACGTGGAATCCAGACTCGATTCCGTCGATACGGGCCGCGGCCCGCACTAGGTCCATCATCGACATATCGCGGAACCGCCAGGCTTCCTCGGCGCTTCGCGCGAGCTGCTCACTGCTGCCGTGATACATCCGAATCACATCGCCCTGGATGTTGCAAAAATACTTCGTCGGGTCGATGCCATTGCGATGCAGAAGACCAGCCGCCAATACTTCGGCAGTAATGCCGGTTACGCTGTTGCGAGAATGGACTGCTGGCGCGCCGTCGTGAGCGACGTTCGCCGTATTCTGCTCGCGAAAATGGCGCAGAAACTCACGCCCAGCCCGGTCTTCCGACCAACCGTCGTCGATCGCTCGATTCAGCAACTCGCCGGGGACGTCCGACCCGGCCAGTGTCCGCAAGGCGACGATGCGCGTCCGCTCTTGCTGAATGCTCCGCTGCGTGGCGCCCTCCAAATCGCCGTTCGCCGATGCACCGTCGTTTCCGGCAGTGCGTTCGCCAGCAGTTGCCGTGGCGGTCTGGGCGACTTCGGCCGTCAGTTGCACGGTCGGCTTCTCGGGATCGTAACCGAGAGCCCGGATCATCACGTCGCAATTCGTTCGCGCGCCGTGGTCGTCCTCTTGATAGTTGAGCGCGTTGGCGATCGAGGATTGGAGACCACGCAGACCGCGGTAATGCTCCCATGCCTGTTCATCGGTGGCTTCCGCAGCCAGGCCAACGCTTCGCAAATAGCTGAGAAGTCGCTTGTTCATCGGAAATAACTCCTACGTGAATGGGCAACGTGGCCCGGTTGCTGGCGGATCAGCGCTTCGCTGTCCGCGCCAATGGGGGTAAGGGAAAGTTCGTGGACGCGCCACTTGGTGGTGATGCGCAAGGTACGCTCGCCAGCCTTGTAACTGCGACCGTTTATGTTCTGAGATTGTCCAGGTGGTATGTCGACGTAGTTCAACACCTGATAGCCGATCGAGACGGCGCGAATATGCCCGTCGACCAAATCCTGCCAGAGTTGTTGTCGATGAATGTTGCCCTCAACGGCCTTGCCGACGATCCCGCGGCCGATCCACTGCTCGCCTTGCCGCTTGAAGTTGGTGGCTGAGCCAATGACTGAGTTGCAACCACTAAACCGCTGGTGATCGTCCAAGAGCACGGCGGAGCCCGGGAACTGTCCGCCACTGGCAACCAGGATTTCCTCGACGATGTCCCACGTCCGCAGGTCGCGCACCAGCGCCGGCGTCTCCGTGGCCACAACGGCCTCGAAGCTGCGATCGTCGACGTTCACGCTCTCATGGCGCAACGACAGCTCGCGACAGGTGAGGTCGCGGGTCTGCACCTCAGGTTGTAACAAGGTGGCGGTCATTGATTCGGTTTCTTGGTGTGTCTTCGGTATCGTCGACCTTCTGGTCACGCGCGGCGGCTTCGGCTTGTAGGAGTTGCGCAGCAGCCCGGAAATCGGGACCGGGCGGAAGATTGTGCTTTGTCGCGTCTTCGGCGTAAGCGGCCCGCTCTTCCATAACGACTTCGGGATCTCCGCCTCGCTCGGCAATGAGACGCGGAACGCTCGTCGTGCCGTCTTCAAGGTCGATCCGGTCAGCCTTGCGCTGCTTTTCGGGATTGACGTAGGGCGGAATCGGCCACGACCAAGCAAGGTGGTAATCGGTGGGCACTCCCAGGCCGCCCATCCGCAGTTCGGTGATAATCTGACCGAGTAGGCCCTTGAGTGCGCGAAGCGACAACCACGTCTGGAGGGCCTTGACCCGACGCATGTAAACCGCGCCGTCATAGTGAGCCGACGCGAAGTTGCTGTCAGCACTCGACAAGAGCACCATCATCAAAGGCATCCCCAGGGCCAGCCCCAGCTCGCGGAGCCGTTCGTGCCGAAATTGCGTGTACTGCGTCGATGGTTGTGTGGATTGGTGACTTACCCAAGCCCAACCCTTCGGCGCGATGTTGACGCTGGTCGGCTCCCAGTCAAGGATCACACCCGTCAAGTCTTGCGGATCAACCGCCAGCTCCGGGTTGCTCGTTTGCAGGCTTTGGGCGGAGTTGGCAGCGAGCTTGGCCGCCTGCATCACGAAATGATCGTACTGGCGCAGGTTCGCCACGGTGTCGAGGCACGATGTCAGCCACGGGAACCCTGTAAGCTGCTCTGGCTCATGGGCCACGTAACGGTGTTGCACCAATCGCGCCGGCACGGTGTCATAGTCGGTCGAATCGAACAGCCCCACGCCGAGACGGCTATGCTTGGCGAAGTAATACTCGATCGTCTTGCCACCAATAGTAAGTTTCTGCCCGAAGGCGATGTCAGGTAGACCGGCGATGTTGGCCGGTGTGTTCATGCGACGGCAATGAATGCCAGACCAGCCGAACTTCGCTGGGCCATCTCGGTCGGTTTGGGCGAATAGATTGACGAAACTGCCGGACGTGCAGAGGTTGCGAATCCACGTGTAGCCAGTTTCCACGCCTGAAAATCTTTCGTTGGGGTCCGGCATCTCAAAGGCGTCGTACCACGCGCCTTCGACAAAGTCATTGAAACGCTTGCGCTCGGAAAGCACACGAAGCGTCGGACCCTCGTGGCCCCAGATATCAACGGCTAGTGTCTCGATGGCGCCGGAGACGATGGCATTGTGAATCTTCTCCCACTCGCACCGGGCCTGGAGCGGAATTAGACTCTCGTGCAGATCGACATTGATCGATTGGCCGTGGGCAAACCGCCACATCGACTTGTTCAGACGGTCCGTGTCGGCCATATCGAAGCGTCGGATTTCGTCTCGGCCAGGAACGTCGATGTATTCTCCGCGCTCGACTGGTTCCATGACGGGCTGAGATTTAGCCGCCGACTTGGAAAACCACGATTTAGGATTGAACCAGGACATCAGTCGCAACCGGGATTCTTGAATTCCACCGGCACGCGCTGCAGTCCGAATGGCGCGCCAGTAGTTTGATTGACTAACTTTTCGAGACGTTGAATGTGTCGGGCGATATCAGCACCCCGCCAATTCATTGAAAGCCCGTCCTTTTCACTATCAGGAGTTCGTGCCAGGATGCCTTCGGCGGCGATGAACAAGTTCAACGCTGTTTGCCAATTTCCAGCCTTTTCCGCGATGTCGATGTCGCGGGCCAACTCGTCGAGTCGCACTGCTGGGGAATCGGCCATGCCCTTAGAGTAGGGCAAGAAAGTTGGGCCAAGATTCGGCTGGCTTCCAGGAACTGGAATAAGAGCGTTACTTCTCCGCCTTCAATGTCGAGTAAAAGTTCTGCCCGCAATTCGTGCATTTCCGGTGTCTGCGCACGGTCTGGCCTATCCGAGACGTATTGTTCACCGGGACACTGGTCGACTTGCACTTCGGGCATTTAACCGGCACTTCCACCACGCCGTTGGTCTCGTGGAGGACTTCCGTAGATTGGCCGATCTGGAATTGCTTCCCGCAAAAGTCGCACTCGAAGCGCGCCCAGACACGACCGGCGTTGCCAGCGCCAATGAGCCGTGTCGCGTTGCACCCGCAATGCGGGCAATCGACCGATGAAACTTTCACGAGGCTCATTTTTTCATCCTCGAGTAAAAGTTATCGTTCTCCGTGTCGCTCGCCGGCGGCTCTTCGATGTCCAACAGGTTGATCCCAGCCATGCTCCCAGCCGCCAGCCCCATCGCCGCCGCGTCTTTCCAGTGCTGGTCGCCAGTGACGACCCAGCCCTCGACCAGGCCCTTGCCTGGTTTCCATTCTTTCTTGAATTGCTCGTTCGCCAGGTGGTTGGAAACCTTCGCGTGTTCGTGTTTCAACTCCGGGTAGAAGAAAGTCGTAGCGCCCTTCCTGCCGTACTCGCCCTTGAGACTGGCGTCGAGCGCGAGCTTCCAATAGTCCGCGTTGAATGTGATTTCCTTGATCTTCCTATCGTAGTTGATCTCCTGATACCACTGCTTGCCGATCCTGAGAATCTTGCCGCCCGTGCGGCGCGGCTGTCTGTAGCCTCCATTGTTCGTCGACCGACCGCGACCACGGACCAAGTGATACCGCTTCTGCTTGATCCCGCCGCGCTCTCGGATGAACCGAGCCACCGCCTCTGGCATGTAACCGCCGTCAATCCACACGATATCGGGAATGTAGAGGCCATCCGTTCCTTCGTGTGGAAAGCCTTGCTCGATCACATTGTCCGCGTAGTCGTGTAGCGAAGCGACGATGCGAGACTCCAAGTCGTCCTCTTTATTCCGCTTCACGTCGAAAGCACCGTAAGACGGGACGTGACGCTGTCCCTTGTTGCGATGCGCGAACACAAACGGCCAACCGGTCCAGTCGCCGATGTCGATGCCGACAGTCACCTTCGCCGTGTCGTGCGGCAAGACGTTTCGCTTCCACTGGTCGCACCGCTTGCGGATCTCCGTTGCCTTCAGTGGCTCTTGGTCCGACAGCGTCGACTTGAACGGAACCGAGAAATCGAATTGGCACAGTTCCTTCTCCGCATTCTCGCGCTCTTCCGTGCCCTCTTCTGTCTGCTGGGCCTCCCACTCCGCCGCGCCAAAGTCGGCCGGGTCTCTCAGTAGGTTGTGCCACGCCTGCCAATGGAACCACAGCGTCGACGTCGGCGGCTTGCGGCCGACAACTTCCCCGTGCTTGTTGATCCGCTGGCCGTGATGCACCAGCCGAAGATTCGCCATAGAGCGGCGCCGCTGGGCGTCGGTCAACACTTTTTTACACAGCGGGCACAAAAACCTCGCCTTGTCGGCCGCTTCATCTTCGCTCTCGGCCTGCTGCCAGCCAACTAGGTCTTCTCGCCCGGGGCTGATCCACCCGCCGCAGTGTGGGCAATCCGACAGCAACCGGGATCGGCTGCTGATTAGCTTTTCGTCGTCGTCCGCGCCGCGAGCAATGTATGGCAACTCTTCAGCGACCGTGAGCGTGCCCTCGACCAACAACAGACGTCGCTTGTCGGTCCGTTTGAACGCTTTCATCCGAGCCCGCAGTTGCCGCAAAGGATTCGCCTCGACACTCGTCTCAGTCGAATGCGACCAGCCCGCAGCCTCTGTGGCATACACGCGCGGGGAAGTATAGCCGGCAAGCGCGGTATCGTCACCGCCGCGCGTCATAATCTTGATGTCGACTTTGTTACCGAGCGAAACACGATCGCGAATCCGACCACCGCGACTGCCTGGACCGGTCTCAGGGATCAAAGCGCGCAAGTCCGGCGAGTCTTCCAACGTCGGCCGAAAATCGGTGTCCCACTTGTCAGAGGCCATATCGGCCTCGGGGAACGCGGCAATCGTGTTGAGCCCCAATTCCTTCACGTCGCGGAGAATCGGAATCACGAAGGCCGAAAGCGTCTTGCCGGACTGGGACGGCCCGCCCACGATAATCGTCATCCATCGACCGCTGTCGATCTCATCGAACAGCAGCCCGGAATAGGGTTGGCGGTCGCACCTGAAAGACACGTTGCCGAAGGGGCTGGTCTTCGGCAGCATGACGTGAGTTTCAGCGAACTCGCGGACAGTGAGTTGCCGCTCTGGCAGACTACTTTTGACGAGGTGAGCGCGGACTATTTCTCGTGCGTGCTTTGGTTTTCGACTTGCCGTTGCGGTGATGCCCATTCGCCATTTCAATCCCGAAGTGCCTCGCCGCCTCAACTACCTTCGCTCGCATGATATCTTGGCAGTGCCGGCAACAGCTCTCAATTCCAGTTCGCACCCCCGAGCACAATGTTTGCACGTCCTGTTTCACTTCGTCGATCGACAGCATCTCGCCTCGGGCAGTTGCTAACTCCAACTCCGCCCTCTCGGCTTGAGCGCGGGTCAACCGGCTCTTGTACTGGTCGACCTCCCGCGGTTCGCGGGACTCTTCTCGTTTGGCAATGATTGCTCGGAAGAATGCGGGGGCGAAGATCCGGAGCCCAGCGCCTTTCCCGTGCTCCCACCTGTTGCCGAACTCGGTGCGGAGCTGGTCAATTCGCGTGGGGCTGAGTCCCGTGTACTCAACAAGGGCGGCTCTTGGCCACCAGCGAGGATCATCGGCCTTGTACTCAATATCGTGTGCAATCACTCGTCTCCGTGCGTCATGGCGTGTAGTATTCCAACCAACTCAAAACACCGCGTGCAAACAAAAGCGACTCGATCGCCCGCCTTGCGGCCCCCAGTAGGGCCTTCCCGAAGGACCCACTTGATTTATTCTCCACGTCTTGTGCGATCTGCCACATCGCAGCACATCGCCACGAACTCCTCCTGCGACATCGCTCCCTTGGCTTGATTCACTTCTGTTCGCAGCAACTGTACGTTGGACATGTCGTCGCTGCCTCCATCGCAGGCAGGTTTGATATGATCTGCTTGAGTATTACTTGGGGTGAGTTGACGACCAGACAGAGCACAACGAAACTCCTGATGCACGACCAATCCACGAAGCTTCGCAGTAGTCACCCTTCCGCTAAGGTTGTCGTCTATGCGCCCAGCGAATCCATTCGCTTGCCGTTCTACCTGACCAGTACAACCACTTGCTACGTGATTGTTTGGTGTGGGCTTTTCTGAGATTGGCGAGTAATCCTGGTATCCGTTGCTCCCATGTTTTCCCATTATGATCTCTTGCTCCTTGAATAGATCGGATACATCGTCTTGGGTTGCGCGCCATGTTTCGTAATTTGGCTGACATCCCCTGAAACCGTCTGCCCCAATCATCCATTCCTGAATACCTACGAGCAGCCTTGAGTCGCTCCACCTCTCTCTTGGCGAACGTATCCCACCAAGCCAAGGCTGCCTGCTGGTCAAATTCTTCTAGGGTCTTACTCACGAAGCGAACACCACAACATCGAACGTCACCAAGATCACCTCGTCAGTCTCCAGCGTCACCAGCACCGACACCGTGCGACTCTCACTCGCCGTGGCCGTGCCATCCAGTTCGATCATCGCCGCCGTGTCACGTGGGCCTAATGCGGCTGCCGTGATCGAGCCGGCGGACACAGTGGGAGCGCCAACGGTCTTGACGAACGTCTCGCCGCCTATCGGTCGCATGTCGATCTCGATGGCTATGCCGTCCACTGCACCTGGCCGTAGCCGTACTGGCCCACCACCATCAGCGCGTATGGCCTTGAACGTGCCATCGCTCATGGTGCTGACTCTCAGTCTGTAGGCTGACAATGCTCGCTTGTTCACGCGCGGCTGCGTTGCGCTCAAGTCATCCAAGTTCTTGGCGTTCGCCCCTTCCCCGGCCATATTTGCGCCGCCGGTGGGGTGAATGGCTACTGTAGATTCAGCCGCAGTTTTAGAAGACAGTGCATCCGCTGCTACTGGCGTTATTGCGGCTTGGATATCATCGGTGTTTACAGTTAGTTGCGTTCGCGTTAAGACGTGCTGCGTATCCTGCTCAGCGTCTAGGGCGTCCAGCGTGTTGAGCGTGCCAGCAATACCTTCGATTCGGTTGTTTGCATCTACAGCGAGTTTTCGGCCAGCGACCAACGGTTTCAGCGAAGCTTCCAAAACCTGCAACACATCGACGGCGTTCCCAGTAAAGCTATCCACCGTCGCGGTCTTGACGATAAAGTAGGTTTTGCCTACCTCAAAGCCATTTGCAGCCGACAAGACGATCTGCTCAGTGTAGATGCCGTCCGTGTTGGCGGCGTCGAATAGCGCCATAGAGCCAGTGAGCAGGGGCGTTTCGTTTTCGTCCTCGTAGACGCGATAGGTTGGCGGATCGTCCGCATCTTGCGCCAGCAGCGTGCTGGGGTTGTGCGTCGTCGCCGTGAACGTGAGTGTTTGCTCTAATTCCCAGTGGCCTAGATTCATCGTATGACCCCCTCAAAGATTCCCGCAGCATTTCCGGAAGTCGCACTCGCATTGGCGTACAGTTCTTCCATAAACATTTCCGCCCCGAAAAACTTTGCCGCGTCGAAATCGAGCGGGTGCGTGGTGAGACTGTCCAAGAGCACGTTGCTATAGGTGGTTGTGTGCGCCGTGTTGAAGGCGTCCATCCAGATAGCGGCTGCACCATTGGCATCGTTGTCAACAAGCGAAAAACCGTCGGAAAAATCATCGAACGACGCGCCCTCAGTCAGCAGGTAGCCGGAGACGTAGCCGACGGTGGCAGGATTGGCGGTGGCTATTGCGGCGGCGGCGAGTGTGTGGTTCTCCGCGTCGATCCTCCCCGCGGCCATCGTGTTGCTGCCTTCATGGACGTGGGGGGCGTAGATGATGATTGGCCAGCGGGGCTTGCCCATTGCGTCGTGGCGGGCGTTCATACGATTGACGACGGCTTGATAGTCCGTTTCGTACTCGGCTTGCGTTTTGTTTTCACGAGCAAAGTGCAGCACGTAGAAACCGCGAGTGGGTAGGGCGCTGTGGTAGTTCGTAAAATTCGCGTCGTCGAATTGCTTGGGAGTTCCGGCGCTGCTTTCCGCATCCACGCCGAAGCCGATGATTGGCCAGGAAGCGTCCGCCAGATTGGCGAATATGAGGCCGCCGGATATGTCGGTTCGCCGCACTACGAATCCGGCCAGGTCGAAGGTCTTGGCCTCTTGGCCGGTCCAGCCTGCGTTGGGCTGACCAAGAATCATCTGTCTGCCGGCGGCAATTGGCGACGTGCTAAATTGCTCGTTCGTGACTGCGATTTCTCCGGCTACGCCAGTCGAGAGATCATAGTCCAAGTAGTCAACGAGAACAGCATCGAAAACGCCAATCACTAGCAGGGGATTTTGAGTAGACGTTCGATTCAAGAGCCGAACGCCCAACTTGCCCGGAGTATCCGCATCGGACATCCAAGTGGAGAGCACGCCGGAAAAGCTGACCAAGTCCTTGAGTGCCACTGTAAGTACATTGGGACTCCCAACGTATGGACCAGCGCCGGTGTGAAGCTCCATGATCTTTTTCACTGGCAGGCCAAAGTGTGTAGGCACGGACTCTAGTAATTCAATCTCGTAGTTGCTGACGCTGTCTACCTCTGCCCAGGTATGCGTATCGGGGGAAGATATTGCCAGATCAATCGGGTTGCCGGAAGTAAAGGCGAGTTGATCGGCTCCGAGAATCTGTTGCTCCAGTGGCAAGCCTGTCAAGACCGCCAAGCGTTCCAGCGCGTGAAACGGATAGCGGCTATAGACGTTCGCCACGGAAATACTGTCACCCACGGCCACGAAGCACTTGTCCACGGACAGATTGACAATGTCGAGATTGGCGCTGGCGGGCGTGCCGGCGATGGCGGACGCAGCCCAGATAGGCGATGCCTCGCCCGTGAAAAACGCCGAGTCGTCACTGAACGTCGGCATGATGCCTGTGTCGAATAGCACCGTCCCGGTTTCGGCCGTGAGTGAATTCTTGAGCGATACGTTGCCCGTGGCGTTGGCCCCAATCGCGGGTGTGGAAGTAGTCGTGTAAATCCGAATCGGACTGGCCGAGTCGGCCATCATGGTATTACGGTCGGCGGTCAAGAGCGTGGCCGTCGCCCATACTTGGATGCCGCCGATGCGCATGTTGTGGCCGGCGATTTGCGTGCCTCCCGTGGCGCGACCGATCCACAGAGTCGTCAACTCGGAATCAGGTATGCTCGTCGCCGTCGGGAAGGCGTTTGTCCCAGCTTGATCGACATACACGGCGAAAACGCCGCCCGTCAACCGCCAGTAGACGGTGTGCGGGATACTGCCAGTCGCCAGATCGAGATTCACCGTGGCAGAGGCGGCCGTAGGCGTGTCGTTGCTGATGGTGATGACCAGTTTGTTCGCAGTGTCTACTGCGAACGAGATTTTACTTCCGCCTGCGCTGAGGTATTCCAGAAACACACGCTGCGAGCCGGGCGCGATTAGAGATTCGACGACGAACTTACCGCCATACGCCGCGCCGGCAATCGAAGGGAATAGACTGGGCGACAACGTGCTGTTGGTCACCAGGTAATTCGCGCGTGTGGCATTGAGGTCGTACATTACTCCTCCATCCCCGGCCGGTAATCAGGCAAGTTCACCACCGGCGTGAGCCCGAAATCTGCGTACATTTTCACCGCGTCGATCCGCTGCTCGTCGCTCCACTCTCGTTTCATCACGACGCGGATGTGGCAGCTTGGCATGGCGTATGGGAGAACTATCGCAACTTTATTGCCAAAGGGATCGTTCATAACCCAGTTGTCTTTGTGGTTTTCGTAGAATGGGACCGAGTTCATGTAAGACCCGACATCCGGCAGCCAGCAAGCGTCTACCAGCCGCGCAGGCTCAATCGACTGGGGAATCTCCGCCCGGTCGAATTCCTGGAGCAGTAGGTGCTCAGCTCCGTTTGGCCCGCCTAATAGGTGCCAGCTAGAGCCGTGTCGCCACGTCCGCTTGAAGCCGGGCGTCGAGTCCCAGAACACCCGCGTCAATCGTGGGAACACATCCTTGTAGGGCTGGAAATTTGGCCGCAGTCGCTCCACCATCTCATGCGGTGCCTCTTGCGGCAGTGCCTGGACGTTGCCCAAGCCGCCAGAGTAAACGCTGAACTTCGCGCCGCGAGCACGGGCCTCGCTGGCGGCATAGACGAACTCTCTGGCGTCGCAAGACGTGCCGACCACGCGATTGCCCAGCTTGGCGGTGTTGAGCGTCAGCGCCTCGATTGTCATTGGCTCGATTCTGCCCCACGGCATGTGCGAGATAATTGGAATTCCCTTGTCCATCAGCGAGCTGGGCGTGGGCCACGGCTTCCACCAGTCCGTGTGCGACAGGTCCGCGACGTTCAGCGCGTTGTTCCAACCGCCAGCCGCGTGGATCATGTCGTGATCGGCGTAGCCGCGCTCGGAGAGTTCGGTCAGGCCGTCATTGAGAACGACGCCGAAATTCATGGCTCTCTGTCCTCCATCAGTATTTCGATCCGCTCCCTGTTTTCCTCTACGGCAGTCTCGGCTCTATCTACGGCTGCCTCTGCTCTATCGACCGCCGACTCCGCTCTTTCTACAGCGGATCCTGCTTTCTCCGTGTCCGTGGAAAGCTGCTCGACCTGCTTTCGCACGTCGACCAACGGCGTCACCACCAGTTGCACACCTGCCGCGCCGATCAGCACCAACGCTACGATCAGTGCGATAAGCGGAGCGCGCAAGTCGTTACTTTGCTGTTCCTGTTCCATCGCCTTCCCACCCCGGATACCAGCGATCCATCCATTTTCGTCCAAGGAAATCTCCCAGCGTCCCGGCCAGAAACGACACGATGATCAGCCAGCCAAGATTCTGCGTTGGCTGAAACACGATCTGACTATCCTCCTTCAGCCACTTGTTCGCCAAGCCAACTACCGTCTCAGGCCCCAGCACGCTGACGACAAACCCTAAGAACCCTCCGCAGGCCACGTCGAAAATCATCATGCGCGGCGTCGTGCGGCGGGCATTGCTGGTAGCCACCTGCACCACCACGCTGCCAATCACGCCGACAAACACCGCCAACAATCCCGGCGGAACATCCTCGTAAAAAGTCGCCAGCACGGTCACTACTCCGATGTTCGCGCACAATAGTAACAGGCTGGTATTGAGCATTGCATTTTTGCGTCCTGTTAAGTAAAACCCGCCACCGAGAAAGGGAAGTCGTAGAGAGGCAAGCATTACGGCTTAAAGAACAAGGGGCCAATAG